TTAAAAATTCATGTGTCCCTGACCACCATTTAATGGGTGCGGAGTGGCATGATCGATAAGTCCAGGAGTAACAATAAAACGCACTACGGTTTCATGAGTAACGAAGGTGGTACCGCAATTAATATTCTGGCACTGGCAGTAGCGCTCCTTTGTGTTGTCTGACACACGAAAGCTGCTACGAGTATGCGCAGCATGTCCACATTTCGGACAATTCATCATATCCGCTTTCCCCCTGGCAATTCCCCTTAATCACGTAATGATACACCACACTTCCATTTTGTGAACTTATTCATTCCATTTCTAAATCATCAATTTTTACTTCAAGTTCCAGACTGGTAGTAAAACCATTATCCGGGTTGACTGCATGTGTCAGGGTGGTAATGGTCCATTCAGCATCATCTATCGGTTGTTTAAAGCCGCTGACCTTTACCGGCATTTCCGTATAGAGATCGGCCCGGCCTTCTGCAAGCTGCAGGGAGAAGGACGCAACCCCACGCTGCAGCCGTTCCCATTGCATCTTTGCTGCACGCTCCGCATTGCTGCGGTTGGCATAGGTCCGGTTCAGGACCAGCACGTTTTCATCTGTTCCCACCAGATAATCCCCCTGCTTTGCCTCCGGCTCTTTGGGTGCAGCGGTTTTCTTACGGCGGCGCTTCACCTGTGTGGTTTCTTTCTTCTTCGGTTCACGGGTATGCAGCCAGCTAGCGATCACTCCGGTATAAGCACCACGATCAGCCAGGGTAAAACGGTGCCCGTCACCGGCCTTACGCTCAATTGTAATAACCGGTAGCGGCCTGCCGCTCGACGTTCTGCCCTGCCCCTGGCGGATAAATAACAGATTGCCGTCTTTTACTGACGCGATGGCTCCATACTGCCGGGCCAGCTTCATCAAAAAACTGGCGTCACTTTCATTGGTCTGGTCCAGGTGATCCAGCGGCTTATCGATCAGGTCTTTGCCCAGGGCCATTTTCAGGTTATGCCGGGCCGCGATTTCCTTTATCACCTCCCCCACGGTGGTCTGGTGCCATGACTTTTCACGCCGGGTATTCAGGGTTTCGCGGAAATCGGCACTACGCGCGCGTATGGTCAGACGATCCGGCGCACCGCTGTGCTCAATCTCATCAACGGTAAATGCCCCTTTGGGGAAAAGTGGCTGGCCCTTCCACCCCAGCGCCAGCTGAATAACCGCACCGCGTCGCGGCAGGACAATCTGCCCGTCAGCGTCGTCCAGTTCCAGATCGAGCTGGTCCGCCTCAAAACCCCGGTTATCAGTGAGCGTCAGACTCATTAGCCGTGCATCCATTACCGTGGTCACGTCCTTACCTTCAATGACGATACTGAAAGCCGGGCTTTTGCTGTGCGGGTTCAGGAGATCAGAATTAAAATTCACTGCAATAATCCCCCCACTGTATTTTTGATATTCCCCATCGCAGTCGTTGCGGAGTCCTGCAGGTTGCTCAGCTGATCGCTCAGGTTGCCGAACATATCAGATAGCGACTCATCAACCCGTTTCAGGGTGAGCGTAAACTCTATGCGTCGCGGCATTCCGCTTTCAAAAAATTCCGTTTTTATCTGGCTCAGACTCTCGATCACGAACATGCCGTAAATGGTCCCGCTGCCCTCAATCAAAGGCCATGCCTTGCCCAGCTCCGCCATCTGCTCCAGCGCCAGCAGGGACATCCTGCCGCCCGTCACCTCCGGCAGCAGCACACCGGAAAGCGTCAGGGAGTCATTGTCAGGCCCAAGAAACTGTGTTGACGGGCGGCGGTTCACCCGGCTGTTCGTTGCGTGCCGCCAGCTGCGCTGATACTGCAGCTCCTGATAAGGCACGGTACGCAGCATGAAAACGTATAATCCCAGCACCATCATCATGAATCATATCCCCCCTGATCACTGTAGTTACTGCGTGCTTTAGCCCTGGCCCTGCGCTCGCGCTCATCAAGCTGCCGCGCCACCTCGCGGGCAATATCCTGCGCGCTCTGTCCGGGCTGGGCGGTAATATGAATGGGCGCGTTAATCTCGTAACGGATCACTGGCGGCACGCTGGCGGATTTTGCAGGCTGGCTTTGTGTATATGCCACAGCCGGGAGACTGTACGGATGCAGGGGCGCGGCCTCCGAAGGCGCAGCTGCCGCGCCCATAGCACCGGCAACCACGGAAGCCAGCGCTGCAGTGCGCCGCCTGCTGGTCACATATGCCGGACCGTTCACAATTTCCGGGCCGTTCTCACCTGCAATGCCAAACTGCCCGCGTGGTATCGTGCCGCCGCTGTCGTACATGCCAGCAAACCCCATTGGCGGGAATCCGCCTGGCGGCAGCACCACTCTGCCGTCACTGTTGACCGTGGCAGGTTGCTGCCTTGTGACCTGCTCCGGTAATTTCGCTTTTGCAGCTTCTTTACTGACAATGCCGAGTTTTTGCAGCAACCACGACACACCTGACTTAAGCGACTCCAGCGGGTGCATCACCAGATTCAGACCTTCTGCCAGCGCCTCTCCAAACCTGCGCCCCATTGCAGCTGCGCTGTTAAGTTCCTGTGATGTGGATTTAACCGGCGCAAGTAAATCAGAAAACCATCCCCACAATGCCTGCACCTTATCGCCAATCCATTGAAAAACGGGACGCAGAGGTTCAAATGCAGCACTGATTGGTGCTGCAGCGGCTTTGAATCCCTCAACCACGCCCCCCAAAAATGCACTGATGGGCTGCCAGTATTTCCAGATAACCACTGCTACCCCTGCGAACGCAGCCACAACCAGCCCTATCGGACTGATTAATGCCCCCAGCAGGCCGGAAATGGCATACAGCGCAACCCGAAGTAATGCCAGCGGCCCGGATACCAGAAAACGCAGTACACCACCGACAGCTGTTATTCCACCGCGCAGTAAAGTAAGCGGTGCACCAGCCAGCCATGACAGCACGCTGCCGGTTCGGGAGGCGGCAGCAGCCAGCGATGGGAACGCTTTTACACCCAGCATGGAGAAACCAAAGCGGATCACCGCCAGCGGTCCCAGGACGGCAGCTACCGCGACGGCTAACATGCCTAGTGCAACGGTGATCGCTGCAGCTGCAGCTGCCACTTTCAGTAACGTGCCTGCCAGCTGCGGGTTTTGTTCAATCCAACCGCGTAATGCCCCGGTAACGGTTTTGACGGTATCCATGATGTCCATCAGCGGCTGGCGCAGCGTTTCGCCCAGGCTGCTGAAGGCGTTCTGTGCACCCGTTTTTACCAGCATCCACTGCGCAGAAAGGGAATCTTTATTAATATCGGACTCTTTCTGCATTGAGCCGTTTGCATCATTCCCGGCAGTAAGTTGCAGCTGGCGGCGCAGTTCCGGCAGGTTATTAGCCAGCTTCGCGGCATCGTCGCCAAACTCTTTCCCGAAAAGCATCGTCATGGCTGACAGACGCTTGTCCTGCGGTAGCTTTTTAACTTTTTCCATCACCCGTAGAATGGTCCCCATGGCATCTTTCGCCATCTGCTTTTCAAGCTCTTCTGGTTTGAGCTTGAGCATATCCATGCCATCCATAAAGCGGTCACTTTGCATGGTGGCAATGGACAACTCCCTAACCATGGCATTAGCTGCACTTGCAGCCACTTCCGGGGCGGCACCTAATGACAGGAATGTGGAGCCAAGCGCCGCCGCCTTTCGAAAGTCCAGGCGGTCAGCCACGCCACCCATACGCTGCAGCACGTCAATAATATCCGCGCCCTTAGACATGGCGTTATCGTCCAGGTAGTTCAGCGCATCACCCAACTGCTCAATATTGCGGGTCGGCACCTTGTAAAGGCTGGCGATTTTACCCAGACCTTCAGCCAGTTCATCGGCGGGCAGTTCAAACGCGGTTGCCGCTTTGGCTGCGGTACTGGCGAAGGCCAGCAGATCGCGCTTCTGGTCTTCGTAGGGATCGTCCTGACTGGTCACGCCCATCCGCGCGCCACCTTCTACCAGTGCGGCATAGTCGATAGCGCCATTCTCCATAGGGAGCTGCTCGCTGGCAGCCTTGATGGCGGCCTGCATGTCATAAAACTGCTTAGTGCGGTTGCCGTTATCATCCCGCAGGCCATTAACCTGCTTTGCCACGCCTTTCATGGCGTCTTCCATGCTGGCATAGCTTCTCACTGCCGCCACAACCGGTGCGCCCATTGCCAGCCCTGCCGCCGAGGTTGTGGCCCCGGCTCCGGCAATGCGATCCCGTACCTCCAGACTGCGGGAATACCGTTCCCTGACGGCGTTAACCCTGGCCTGCTGCTCACCGAGCCGTTTAAGGGATTTCTGCTGACGGTCCAGCGCCTGCCGGGTTTCGTCGGCGTTCTGGCGCAGCTCGCGCTGGGCGCTGCTGAGCTTGCGGGTATCAAGCCCGGCCTCGTTCAGCGCAAGGCGCTGCTTCTGGACCGACTGGCGCAGACCGTTGTATTTGGTCTGCAGTTCCGAAACGCGGTTTTTTGCCTGCTCAAGCAGGCGGGCCTGCGCCGCTGTCGGGCGGTTTGTACTGGTAAACTGCGTGGCGAGCCGGGCCGCTTCTTCGCGCGCGGCCTTGAGGTTATTACTGGTGACTGCCAGCTGCGCACTGGATTTACGAAAGCCCTCAATTTTGCCCGCCTGAGCGTCTAACTCTTTCAGCCTGGTGCGGCTCTGTTGAATGGCAGTTGCCAGCTCCTTTGAGCTGGCCTGTGCAGAACGGAATGGGCGGGTGAGCTTGTCAACCGCATTAAGAATTACCTGCAGGCGCAGGTTATTGTCACTCATCGCTGGCCCCGCTTCGCTGAATCGCTTTATGCCGCCACTCCAGCACTTCGGTCAGCGGCATAACGTCAGTGACGGAGGGCGGCCAGTGAAAAATGGTGGCAATATCTGCCACCAGATCATCAACCGTCAGGCTGTCGGCAAACCGGCAAGCACCGACTTCTTCAACAAAAAAGTCACCACCTCTACCGACAGTGCAGTGAGATCGGCGGGGTCCAGCTCTGCCATTTCCTGCGCGGTCAGCGTCGGCGTCGAGATTCGCGGGATCACCGTCATCATTGCGCCCACGTCCATATCCATGATGGCCTGCAAGCGTGTACCGCGCAGCGCGCCGGACTGCGGTTTGCGCAGGATAATTTCAGTGATTTCGGTATTACCGCGTTTGATGGGCGTATCCAGTTGCACGGTCTTTTCAGTCATCTTGTCGCTCATATTCATTTCCTGTTAAGAGGTTACTGGCGCGGCTGCCCGCGCCGTTAAGGGTTATCAGAGGCCGAGGGCTTTGCGGTGCGCTTCCAGCAGGTCCACACCACCCACAATTTCGATCATGTTGACCAGATCAACCTCATAGAGCACCTCACCGTTGATGGTCAGCTTCGCGTAGCTGTTGGTGCTGCTGACTTTGGTGGTGTTGCTTTCACCGGTCTTCCATTCGCCGGAATCCAGCTCTTTATGACGCCCGCGCACGACAAGCTCCACGGCCTGCACTTCACCGGTGTCATCGCGCTGAATGGAGCCGGTGAAACGCAGCTGGATACCGTCAACCGTGGTTTTACCCATCTGCTTAAAGAGCAGCAGTTCGGTGCCGCCGATCGAGAATTCCGTGTCCAGTGCGCCGTCATCCAGCCCCATATCCACGTCCACCGCGCCCGGCATACCGCCGCCGCGATACTTCTCAAACTTGCGGGTAAATTTCGGCAGGGTCAGAGACTCAACGATGCCCTGCCAGTTGTTCCCGTCGTTGAACAGGTTCAGGTGTTTTAACTTGCGTGGTAAAGCCATGGTGTCCCCTTACGCGCTGACCTGGCTGGAGAAGTCCAGCAGGTACTGATCGGTGATGCGCTGGCGCAGCATCAGGTTTTCAAGCGGCGGCACCGGCGTGTAGTCGTAGTCGATAGTGAGCTTCCCGGCTTTCAGGGAATCTTTATCGTTCACCGACTCATCCAGCCAGCAGTCCGCGCCGATGATGTAGCCCTGCGTTTTCAGGCTGCGCAGTTTGGCGCGAATACCTTCGATAATGTCGCGGGCCAGCGACGGGTTAAGCGTGCCATCCACCGCCCACATATGCGCTTCGGCGATGGTGTCAGCCAGTACCTGCGCCGTGCGGGTGTAGTTCTCAAAGGCAAACAGCGGATCGTCACTGAGACAGCGGGAACCCCAGAAGCGGAAGCCATCCTTGCGGATCAGCGTGGTCACATCGTTCTGGTTCAGCAGCCCCGCATCAGTTGCCGGGTCCTGCAGATCCCAGAACACGTCAGCGGACAAACCGGTGACACCGTTCACGCCCACGTTGGACAGGGATTTGTGCCAGCCGGTCTGCTCGTCAATTTTGGCGCGCAGACCGAGCGCACGGGCAGAGGCGTAAGCCGTCGCATCGGCATTCAGCACGGTGTCAAAGTTGATGAAGTCAGGCCAGATCAGCATCCCCTCGCGCTGGCTGAAATTGTCACGGTAGGTAATGGCTTCTTCCACCGTTTTGCAGCCGTAAGCGGACAGGTAAGCAAACCCGCGCAGACTCTGCGCCACGCTCAGCAGTTCCGTGGCAACCGCCTGCGTATCATGCCCCGGCACGCCGAGAATGCGCGGCTTAACGCCCAGCTGCGACTGCGCCGAAAGCAGCGCTTTCATGCCCGTTTTTTTACCGTCAGCGGTCACGCCGCCGATGATGTTGGCGGTGGTTTCCGCTTCGCTTTCGCCCTGGGCCACACGCACAACGACGGTCACGGGTTTTGCCTGGTCAGCAATCGCATCCAGCGAGCGGGCCAGCGTACCGGACTCACCCGCTTTGCCGCTGGCGGTCAGCACATCGGTCAGCAGGACAGGCTTATTGAGGGGGAACATTTCCGCATCGGCATCATCGCCGGTGCAGACCATGCCCACGATAGCGGTGCTTACCGTGGTAATGGATCGGGTGCCTTCGTTGACTTCAACAACGCGCACCCCGTGGTGGTAATCCTGAGCCATAAGGCATCTCTCCGGTTACAGGGGGTCTGCTTATGTTCAGGTTGATATGCACGCGGTGCACGTGGCTGGCTTTGTGCGGGTAATGGCACAATGGAAGGGGTAAAAAAATCCCCGCAGGCGCGGGGACGGAATTGATCTTCGGGTAGTCCGGGCCAGCACTAAAAGTTCAGGCAGGCCACAATCTGACATGCTTTTCATGCGGGCACAGAGGGATATTCAATTTGAGCCGCGGAGGTGTCAATTTCTGCCAGCGCATCAAGATAGTCAAGCCAGGTGTTATAGCGCTGTTTCTCAGCGTCGCTCAGCCTGTCCATAACAGCCCTGCCGGGCCATTGCTGGCTGTTGATAAAGTCGTTTGCCTCCTGAATACGACGTGATTTTTCGCTCTCGGTAACCTGCACACGTGAGTCATCCGAAATATCCCACGTGTTTTTGTCACCATTCCATGTGTGCCACTGAGACGGTTTACGATCAGATAAAATTAACTCTCCAACAGAATTTCTGTATACGCGCCGCTCACCGTCATTCATTCCATAGATTAATGCCATGTGCTGGTCATGTGTAATTTCTTCTGCGTCGCCAGGAATTACACTCGTTTTTTCATCATAAAACGCCTGAGTTTTTAAGCTAAATTTAATAGCCATAATTAGCTCCCGATAGCTATCCAGCGCAGGGTCAAAGCATGTCCCGGCACCATAGTGAAAGTATTTGCGTCAATAGCAATTGCATTAACGCGAAAACTTGAAGAATCAATGATTGACGCGGCACCGAATGCCAGTGTACTGGCCAGTGGGTTATCGTGAGTAACAATTATCTGCTGGCCTGCGCTTGGGAACGCGACAGGAAATTTCCCTATGACGGTACCGGAGGGAGCAGAATTCAATCCTACCGTGCCCCATTGTATGAGCACACCTGTTGGACAATATTGATACCCGGCAGCCCCCTTTAATCCGCCAAAGAAAGTCATGTCTGGTATTTCACTTCCACCGGCGCTAAAACCAATCCCGACATTTCGCGCACCTGCACTACCAACACCTAAGTGTGCCTTAGCTGCCGCAGCAGATGCCTTTCCCAGTAGCCCTCTGGCAAACGCCGTCAGGTCAGTAAGATCCATCTCGTCTACATCCGAAAAATACGGAAGCTTGTTTTCGGCAGTCGCCAGCGCGGCGAGTGAGGACAACACCGCATCAACTGGTTGCTTGGAGTTCAGTGCATCGACCAGCCCCAGATATTTCCAGAGATCCCATTGCGTCGTGTTACCTATTGCCCCCTGGATGTAATCTGACATACCAAGATTACTCAGAAACGCTGCAATATCAGCAATATCAGCACCATTAGCTGATTTATCCATTTTCCCTGCAAGCGCATTGGTCATGGTGGTGGCAAAGTTCGGATCATTGCCTAAGGCTTTAGCCAGCTCATTCAGCGTATCGAGCGCGCCAGGCGATGAATCCACCAGTGCCGCAATCGCTAACTGTACAAAAGCCGTGGTGGCAAGCTGCGTGGAATTACTACCTGCCGCCGCCGTCGGTGCCTTTGGCATTCCGGTGAATGTCGGACTGGCCTTTGTCGCATACTGCGTATGAGGATCAGCGGCAGCCAGATGTTTTGCCATCAGGTCATCCACATACACCTTTAGCTCCAGCACCTTGTCATCCACGTACTTACGGGTAGCCAGCACCACGGCAGGGTCAATTTTCAGGGTGATGTTTTCGGTACTGCTGGTAATCAGCACCATGCGCACCGTCTGCGTGCGCCCGCTCCCCTCTGCCAGCTGCGGCTTGTAACTCTCCGGGCAGTTACCGACGGCGATCAGCGCGCCGGTATCATCGAAAAGCCCCACCTCACGTATCCACCAACCCCCCTCCGTTTCGGGGATCACCTGCTCAGCAATAATCTGGCTGCTGTTCTGCGGATCGATATACAGCATATTAAGTGACGCGCGGCGCTTTTCTGAGACCAGCGCGGTCTGTTGCGCGCTGGGTGTGGGCAGCACACCGCCACCGTCGCCCACCGCCATCTGGGTAATTTTCAGCGGGACACCGAGCGCGGCGGCGCTTGCCAGTTTCGCCGCGCCGATCTCCGTCAGCAGGGTATAAAATTTTGCGCTCATGGATTCACTCTCATTGTGTCAATAACATGGACCGCCCCGCCCTCATAGGCAGAGCCGCCGGAAATAATGGTGTCGTTGATGTACGGATAAATCGTGATTTCTTCGCCGGTATAAGTGGCAGCACCTACCCAATAATCTCCGCTGGCCTGCAGGTTGATGGACATGCCGATCAGGTGGCGGCTGCACGGTTTGGCGTCACTGATCAGGCGCTCCAGCTCCAGATAGGTTTCCTCTGTAATGCCCTGGTCCTGCACGCCAATGTCCAGGCGAAACGTCCCCGGCGCATCATTGGTCTGCCACCACTCAATGATGCGGATCAGGAAGCCGAACGGCTCCACCACGCGCCGCACGGCGCTGGTTGTTCCTTTGCGCTGATGGATATAGAAGGCGTCCTGTACCACCCGGCGCTTAACGCTTTCGGACCAGCTTTCGTCCCAGCGGTCCACGGAAAATGCCCACGCCAGATACGGCAGGAATCTGATCGGACACGTTGCCGGGTTCCATAAGTCACGCAGTGATACCTGCAGATCCGAAATCCCGCTGCACGTCAGCGCCAGGCGGCGCTCAAGCGGTGATGAACCGGGCGGCAGCAGGCTATTCATCCGTGCCCCCGTTGGTTACGCGCCATTCCGTGCAGGACGCCGCCTGCGTCTTGTCCAGCACCACATCATCCAGCGGGGATGCCAGTTCCACGCGCTGGACGCCCTCAACGTGCAGCGCGGCATAAATAGCGCTGCGGCGAATATCACGCCCCAGCCGCGTCTGGCTGGCAATGTACTTCTGCAGACTGGCTTTTGCCGCCGCCATCACCGGCTCCGCTTCCGGCCCCGGATAAAGGTAAATCGTCGCATCCACGCGGTACGGGATAATTTCGGCGCTGCGCACCGTCAGGCGGTCTGCCACCGGGCGCACGCTTTCGCTGTTAAGCGTCTGCTCAACCACTGCCAGCAGATCAGCCGCCGCCGTACCGTCACCCTCACGGCTCAGCACGGTAAGCACCACCTCAGCCGGTGCCGGACTGGTTGCACTGGCATCCGCCACGCGTCCGTCCGCGCTTTTGGCGTGAAACTCATATGCTCCCGTTGGCCCCGCCACAGACAATCCTTCAAAGGCTTCCGGGATGCGCTGGCGCAGGGCTTCATCGCTTTCCATCACGGCGGCAACCGGCGGCACGGCGTCGTTATCTGCAGGTGTAACCGTCAGGCGCTTCACGTTGTTGTTAGCCGCCAGTTGTTCAAGATCGCTACCCATGGAATACGCCACCATGACAGCCTGTGCAGCCTCGTTAATGCGCTGGCGCAGCAGGATTTCGCGGTAGGTATTTTCCTGCAGCAGTTTGGTAATGGGTTCAGATTCCAGTTCCAGCGTGCGCCGCACCGCATCCTGCTCATTTGTCGGGTAAAGGCTCACAAAAGCGGCCTTGCGCTCAGCCAGCAGTGTCTCAAAATCCGGCACGTCCACGATCTGCGGCGCGGGCAGTCGGGACAGGTCAATAACTGGCATTGTCTGCTCCTGTTGATACGGAAAGGGAAACCGGCGCGCCGTTGTTGCGCTGCCCGGTAAGCTCAACCACCATGGAGCCGTCAAAATTGCTGCTGATGGTGATGGAATCCAGCGTAAGCCGTGGCTCCCATCGACTCAGCGCCACATAAACCGCAGACATGACCTGCAGGCGCAGCGCCGGGTTCTGCGGCTGGTCAATCAGGGCTGACAGCAGGGAACCATATTCCCGGCGGGCAAGGCGACTGCCCTGCGGTGTCAGCAGAATATCCCGCACGGACTGGCGCAGATGATCCGTGTCCGTAATGGCTTTCCCGTTGCCCTGGCTCATGCCGAGATACAGCGTCATACCGGACCTCCTGACGTATCGCCGCCGGACTTCACGCCGGTGTGACCGTGTTTATCCACCACGATCCCGTTGGAACTCATCGCGCCGCCGCCCTGGGTGACGCCACCATTGATCACCACCCCGCTGTTAATGCGCGTGGTGTCAGCCTCCACCACAAACTCACCCGTTTTCAGGGTGATATTGTCTGCCGCCTCGATCACCATGGATTTGATACCCCTGACATGCCAGCGCCCGGTGGCGGGTTCATACTCAAACCAGCCGCCGTCCGGGTATTCCGTGACGCAGCCGTCAACGGAGTCCGACGGCGGCGCAAACTCACTGGAGTAGATGGCAGGCAGCACAAAAGCGGTTTCAAGATTGCCGCCCATACTCAACACCACCACCTGCTCATCCGGCGACGGGCACCACCATGTCCTGGCACCACCGGCACGCAGCGTCAGCCAGTTAATCCAGTTGGTTTCAAGTTCGCCCACCTTCACCCGGCACAGCCAGTTTTCCCGGTCCACTTCGGTCACAGTACCGGTGCGGATCAGGTTGGTGATAAGGCGCATGATTTCGGTTAATTGTGCGTTCATAACGAAAGGTTGCCATCAGAGGGAAAAGGGAGGCAGCGCGAGCGCTTGTGCCAGCGGTGACACAAAGATCACTCCGCCAGCCAGCGCAGCAGGGTGTCACGGATAACGGCTTCCACCTCATCATTCACACCCAGCAGGCGGCGCTCTGCATAGCGGACCTCCGGGCCCTTGCGGCTGACTCGATCACGCAGGCCGTAATGGTGAACACGGGCTATACGTTGCACTGAGCCGTCAAACTGCACGCTTGCAGAGTCAGCACTGGCTGAGGTTTTCAGGTATTTGGTGGTGCGCAGCTTTGCAAACATCTGGCGTTTGATGCGGCCTTTCTTGCTGCGGGCCGTCACCCGGCGCGGCTCATAGCCGCTGCCGTCAGGATTGCGCTGTAGCCTGATGTTTTTCTGCTGCGTCCGGCGCAACTGTTGCGTCAGTTGCCGAAGCATACGACTGCGCGCGGCAGGCTCCAGATTCGCCAGCAACGCCGCCAGCCAGTCATCTACTCTCTGCAGATCACCCACGTTTCACCGTCCATATTTCTTCGGGTTCGTCCGGCTCCGGCACCGCTTCAACGCTCGACACGCCGTTATCCGTGCTGACCAATACACGCTCCGTCAGCTGCAGGTTCAGGCTGAGATCGCACACATCGTTGCGCAGAATATCCACGTCAAAGGTAAACAGCTTTTCGCGCAGATCCGGGTTAGTGATGGCGTCCGGCTGATTGGCTGTGAGCCACAGCAGAACGGGAGCCATCAGCAGATTCTGGTCCCCGCTGAAATCCTCGATCACCACGTTCAGGGTGTAGCGGTATTCCCATGACATGGAGCTGGCCCCGGTTGCCACCAGTGAGCCGTTATCCACAAAGAGGTGCAGTTTGTCCGGGTTATCGCGGACATACTGCACCGCCTTATTCAGAGCGCTGCGTAAAGACTGCGGCTTGTTCACTGTCTCGCTCCTGACACGCAATGATCGTGTCCACTTTGTCAGCACAGACCGCCCAGGCGGCCTCCGTTTCATCCAGCACTGCGTTCAGATCGCCGTTACTGCGCGGCGCTGACCTTTCCAGGCGGCACTGCGTCACTCTGGGACAGCCACTCACGGTAAGCTGCACCTCCGGCGAGGGCCGGACGCTCCCGCAGCCGGATAATGTCAGCAGGCAAAGGAGTATCAGCCCAGCGGCGCAAATCCTCATTTTCACGTTTCAGTTCCTCGATCCGGTGCTGGCGGCTGCGCAGCAGTGCGGTGGTCTGTTCCGCTGCCGCATAAAGCCGCGTCTGCTCCCGGCTGTTGGTTTCGGTCAGAATGGACAGGCCGATCAGCTGGCTGTTTTTCTTCGTCAACTCCTGCGTTTTGCTTTTCAGCGCCGCGCCCTGCGTTTCGATGGTGTGGCTGGCATTGTTAAGCCGCCACGACTGCCAGCCCAGCGCCGCAAGTGCCAGCGCCAGCACTACCGCCAGCGCACGCATCAGGCCGCCATCGGTTCATGAAGCTGCGCGCGGGCAATCTGATACAAAACCAGCGTCAGCAGGTAAAACACCAGGGTGATCACCCATCCCGAAAACGCCAAGCACAGAACAATAAGCAGCCTGATTATCCATGTGCGCACGGGTTTTACAGGGTGCGCCCTGAATTTGATTAATGCCGCCCTGACCTCATCGCGCGCCCGATCTCCGGCGAACCACCCGACAGCGAACAGCGCAGCAAGCAGCCAGGTGAGGAAGCATGACACCCAGACAGACGCACCAACCAGAACCGGCGCACCGCTGCGCGGATACAGCAGACTGATAACCAACAGCGCAGCCCATGCCAGCTGGAAAAAAACGCTCATGACTTTCTTTTTCATTTCGTTATGCTCCTTTTAAGCACCAGACCAGCTCCCGCGCGCGGCGGTTCTCCAGCCCTTTATTTTTCTTGCCATTGACGTAAACCCAGCGCGGCAGCTGCTTGCACGCCTGCCACCACTGCTGGCGATTGATGTAGGAAACCATGGTGGATCGGCATATTGCACCGGTGCCCACATTGAAGCCGATGCTGACCAGCGCATCGTAAACATGCTGCGGTGGCTTAACCTGCAGACAGGCAGCGAGCCTTTTTTCTGTCAGCAAAATGTTGTTGATAAGCCCCTGCGCCGCCTGCCGTTCCGTGATGGTTTTGCCCGGCACCACACCGGATGTATTGCCGATCCCGTCAGTCCACACACCCGCGCTGCACTGATACGGCTGCAGGCGGCATCCCTCGTAATCGGCAATCAGTTTCAGCCCCTCGACAGAGGTATTCAGTGACTGGAAACCGGGCAGCGTGGCGGCGATAGCCAGCACCACCCCGACAAGGCAGCGTTTAACGATTGAAGGATTCATATTCCCCCCGCGTGATTTGCCCGTCGCGCAGCAGCTGGTAGGTTTTGTGCTTGTAATACCAGTTGATCGCCAGCATCAGCGCACCAATCAGAACGCCGCCAACCGTTGACGCATCCTTAAGCGACAGATCGCCCAGCCATGCGAGCAGCACGGCGATGCAGTAAGTGATAAAGGCGCTGATTCGTTCAAGCGTCATAATTCAGTCCCATAGCTGGACGGTCTGCGCCGTGGTTGACGCCGGAATGTCCGGCAGCTCCACCTGCAGTCCGTGCGGTAAAAAAGGGCCATGCTCAGCCAGCCCCGGATTTGCCTGCAGAACCTGCTCAGTGACACCCTGCGTGCGCCCGTAATGACGCCAGCAAAGCGCGTCCACCGTGTCATACTGGTGCGCACGCACTTTCATCAGATAAGCTCCACCGTGCAGTGCGGTGCATCCTGCACCCGGCTGATAGCCCAGCGGGCATCACGCCACAGATCGCCGCTGGCCTCCGCCAGCTCCTCCCCTCGCTTCACGCCGGACGCCGTGGCGTCATAATCCTGGTAACGCTCATTGAGCACGGCACGCGCCCAGCAATACACAGCGTTAAAGTAGTGCCGGATACGCTCACTTTTGCCGTCCAGCATTTCTGCCGGAACCTCAGCCAGTGCCCGGTAGCCCAGCATCTGCTGACGGTTGCGGAAGTCGTACAGCTCAGCGTTGACCTCAGAAATTGCCGTCAGCGCCACCTGCTTTAAACGCGGCTGCGTCACCGTGCCGTCAGTGCGCATCACACTGCGAAATTCCGACAGGTCCACATCAGGCCAGAACGGCGTATTTTTGATTACGTCCGCCTGATCCGGTACCTGTTCGGGCGCAACAAACTTCATGCGGCTTTCTCCTGAATAAGTGGGCGGTGGACGGGGTTTTGATGTGGCTGTGCCTTTCGCCACCCCGTGCCGCCCGTGCGCGGGGCACGTTCGTTAGCGGCTGTCATTGCGCAGTCTGCGCTCCAGCTGCTGCTTTTCTTTTTTCACGCCGCAGCGGGGATCGAGCTGCAGCGCATGGGTAAGGTGATTGAGGGCCGATGCCGGGTTGCTTTCGCTGATCACCGCGCCAATGGCTTTATGCAGGCGCGCGCGAGACTGGTCCGGCATATCCAGATCGGCTGTCATGTCCAGCGTCTGCAGGAGCAGACCGGCATCAAAACCGGTGGCGGCAAGCAGGGCGCTTTGCGCCGCGTCTGCCATTTCTTCTGCCAGCACGGTCTGCACGTTGCGGTTGCCCAGTGGCATTACCCAGCGATGGCGCAGCGCATGACGTCCGATTTCCAGCGCACCGGCATAATCACCGGCGTCAATACGCCACAGCATCACGTACATCAGCACGTCATCCTGCTGCGCGCCTCCGGCAGCCAGCACGCCCTCCGCCCAGGCGGCATACTTCGGCAGCAGATCCACCTTGATTTCCGCCTTTTTCACCGTGGACTGGATACCCTTAAGGCGGCGGCGGTCCTCTGCCAGCTGCAGCAGCATCAGGTCATAGCCCGACGCATGGCGAACACTGCCGCCCTGACGGGCGGCCTGTTCAGCCTGAATGCGCAGGCGGTGCTGCCGTGCGGGACTCAGGCTCATGCGTTACTCCTCTGTTTCTGTTTCGGCGGGTTCTTCCACAGGCGCAGACTGCACCTCAGTTGGTTCGCTGAAGTCACCGATAGTGATGTTTTCGACCAGGGCCGCGCAGCGGTAGTCTTCAACCACATACGCTTCGTTAACGGATTCAAAGTTTTCAATCCGGTCACGTTTCGGGTTATCGATAACAGAACGGCGGCGGGTGTCTTCCTGCCAGTAGATGGACAGGTTATCCAGGCGGGTGATCAGCAGGGCATTTGCCGGAAAGAACGGCGCGCGCACGGCCTGCAGACCGCCCATGCGTTTCTGGCTGATAATGAGATCGGCGGCGACTTTTTCGCTGTTGTCCTGTTCTTTGTTGACCAGCGGGAAATACTTGTCAGACAGCAGTTCACGACCACAGATAACAACCAGCTCGTCATCGTCCTGATACACCACGTCGATCAGCTCGTTGACCGCATCCATCACCACGGCGTCCAGGTTGGCATAGTCACCGCTCTTACCCACCTTCACCGCGCCCGCGGTAGTGGTGCCATCTTTGGTGGTGCTGCCCATAACGTGATCCGGCGCATCTTCACGGATTTTCTGCAGCCAGCCTTTGTTCACGTCCTGCAGCAGCGGATTTTCAGCGCGGTTAGAGGTTTTGGCGCGCTTCATGCCGTTAAAGCCGATCATGATGCGGTCCAGTGCCTGGCGCTTGATGATGGCGTTACGAATACGCACCTGGAAGTCCTGGAATTTCGCCCACAGGTCCAGCTTCGCGTAGGTCAGCACCGTATCAAAATTGGTCTGCTCGCATTTATATTCCACGTCCTCCATCACCATCGGATCGGTAGGTTCGCGCTCTTTGGTGGTGGTATCGGTGGTGCCGGCAATGGTGCTGCCAACGCCCAGCCCCAGCAACTGACCAGACTGCTCAGTGACCGGCGTGATGTTAATCAGCGTCAGGAAAGCGGCGGACTGCTGGATCTGGTCTTCCAGTATCTGCTGCACGGACGGGTCCACGGTGAACTTGCTGGAAAGTTCTTCAACCTCCACACCGTTCAGGCGCGCCAGCTGCTGCAGGTAAGCGTTAAAGGCAAAGCGGGTTTTCTTTTTCATCGGGTTTTATGCTCCATCAGCAATTGGTCAGGGTGCCAGCCGGTGCGTCACCGCCCGGCGCGCGCTGGCGGTAGTCTTTGCGGCTGTCTTCACGGCTCAGCGTCTGCTCAAGCTCGGCAAAGGCGGCCTGCTGTTCCTGCAGAGAGGACTCCAGCTCAGCAAGGCGCTTGTCCTGTTCAGACAGGGATTTATCAGTGCGCTCGCTGAGGTTCTGCTGCTCAGTGGCGACCAGCTCCACGGCTTTATGCACGTCGGAAAAACGCGCCTCATCGGTCTGCTCTTTTTTGGTAAACATCGCGGTGACGCGTGCAAAGAGAGACGGCTTTTCGTCCTGGACTTCTTCCAGTTCGATCAGCGTTTCAACGGCTTCCGAAAACAGGTTTTCAGGTTTTTGCTTACGATTCGCCAACGGGTTATGCGCGGCGCTGGCGCTGAATGCCAGCATTTCGGTGCCCAGGCTCGCCGGATCATCCGTCGCACCCAGCCCCACAAGGTAGGCTTTGCCGGTGTCAGCAAACTTCGTGCTGACTTCCATGGAGGTGAAAAGCTTCTGGCCTTTTTTCACCAGTTCCACCAGGGCGTCCGTGGGTTCAATATCGGCATAAAGCGCCATCTTGCCCGCCAGCGGCCCGTCCTTGATTTCTTCTGCAACCAGCCCCGTCACCCTGCCGTAGCGGTTAAAGGTGCTGTCCGGCAGATAAGACTTGATGTGTTCAAGGTTAATCAGCGCGGTATACACCGCCGGGTTGTAACTGGCAGCCATCTGTACCAGCCATTCACGCTGGATTTCGCGCCCGTCGGTGGTGGCACCTTCCACCCCGATACGGAAACGCTTTGCTTTCACTGTCATGAGCCGTGCTCCGTTAAAAATAACTTGCTGGAGCCTTATGTTTGCGGTGATGGGGGGCGTGAAACAACGCGCGGCACTTGTACGGTAAACCACACAAACCACAGCCGGGGAAAGCCGTCAGGCAAGGCCGTATGTTTGGGCCATGAACACGACACTGACCCCCGCAGACCTCGATCCCCGTCGGCAGGCCATGCTGCTGTACTTTCAGGGATACCGCGTAGCCCGCATTGCTGAAATGCTGGGCGAGAAAGTTGCAACCGTTCACAGCTGGAAAAAGCGCGACAAGTGGAGCGAGTACGGGCCGCTGGATCAGATGCAGCTCACCACCGCCGCGCGTTACTGCCAGCTCATCATGAAGGAGCAGAAAGAAGGGAAAGACTTCAAGGAAATTGACCTGCTGGCGCGCCAGTCAGAGCGCCACGCCCGGATCAGTAAATTTAACGATGGCGGGAACGAAGCTGACTTAAATCCGAAAGTTGCCAACCGTAACAAAGGCCCGCGCAGGCAGCCGGAAAAAAACGTTTTCACCGACGAACAGATCGAGAAGCTGCAGGACGTTTTCCACAGCTCCATGTTCGACTATCAGCGTCACTGGTTCGAAGCAGGCAAACGCCACCGTATCCGCAACCTGCTTAAATCACGCCAGATCGGGGCGACCTTCTTTTTTGCGCGCGAAGCGCTGATTGACGCCATCACCACCGGGCGCAACCAGATTTTTCTCTCAGCCAGTAAGGCGCAGGCGCACGTCTTCAAGCAGTACATCATCGACTTTGCAAAAGAAGTGGATGTGGAGCTGAAAGGCGACCCGATGACGCTCAGCAACGGCGCGTGCCTGTACTTTCTCGGCACCAATGCCCGCACGGCGCAGAGCTACCACGGCAACCTGTACCTTGATGAATATTTCTGGATACCGAAATTCCAGGAGCTGCGCAAGGTGGCGTCCGGCATGGCCATTCACAAGAAATGGCGACAAACCTACTTCTCCACGCCGTCCAGCCTGACCCACAGCGCCTATCCGTTCTGGTCCGGCGCACTGTTCAACCGGGGCCGCGCCAAAGCGGACAAGGTGGATATTGACCTGACCCATACCAGCCTTGCCCCCGGCCTGCTCTGCCCGGACGGTCAGTATCGCCAGATCGTCACCGTGGAAGATGCGGTGCGCGGCGGCTGCAACCTGTTCGACCTCGATCAGCTGCGCATGGAGTACAGCCCCGACGAATACCAGAACCTGCTGATGTGTGAATTTATTGACGATCTGGCGTCAGTGTTCCCGCTCAGTGAGTTGCAGGCGTGCATGGTGGACAGCTGGGAAGTGTGGTCCGATTTTCAGGCGCTGGCGCTGCGCCCGTTTGGCTGGCGTGAAGTCTGGATCGGCTATGACCCGGCGAAAGGTACGCAGAACGGCGACAGCGCAGGCTGCGTGGTCATGGCACCACCGACAGTGCCGGGCGGCAAGTTCCGCATTCTGGAGCGTCACCAGTGGCGCGGGATGGACTTCCGCGCCCAGGCTGACGCCATCAAAAAACTGACGCAGCAGTACAACGTGACCTACATCGGTATCGACTCGACCGGCGTCGGTCATGGCGTCTATGAGAACGTGAAGGCGTTCTTCCCGGCGGTGCGGGAGTTTGTCTACAACCCCAACGTCAAAAACGCCCTGGTGCTCAAGGCCTACGACATTATCAGCCACCGCCGCCTGGAGTTTGACGCCGGGCATACCGACATTGCGCAGTCCTTTATGGCGATCCGCCGGGCCACCACCGCCAGCGGAAACCGCCCCACCTACGAAGCCAGCCGCAGCGAAGAAGCCAGCCATGCAGACCTGGCCTGGGCAACGATGCACGCACTGTTTAACGAACCGCTGCAAGGCGAAGCCGCTAATATCAACAATATTGTGGAGATTTTTTGATGGGCAAGAGAAATAAAAACCGCGCTGCAGCTAAACAGAGCGTTCAACACAGCAGCGGCATATCCGCAGAAGCATTCAGTTTTGGCGACCCGATCCCGGTACTGGACCGCCGCGAACTGCTGGACTATGTGGAATGCGTGCAGATGGACCGCTGGTATGAGCCGCCGGTGAGCTTTGACGGGCTGGCGCGCACCTATCGCGCCGCCGTGCACCACAGCTCACCAATTGCTGTGAAGCGTGACATTCTCAGCAGTACCTACATCCCGCACCGCCTGCTCAGCCAGCAGGCTTTTGCCCGTTTCGTCCAAGACTATCTGGTATTCGGCAATGCCTACCTGGAAAAGCGCACCAACCGGCTCGGCGGCGTTCTCTCGCTGGAGCCAGCACTGGCGAAGTACACCCGACGCGGCGTTGACCTGGACACCTACTGGTTTGTGCAATATGGATTCACCACGCAGCCCTACGAATTTACACCGGGGAACATCTTTCATCTTCTTGAGCCTGATATTAACCAGGAGATTTACGGGCTGCCTGGCTACCTGTCAGCCATTCCGTCAGCGCTGCTCAACGAATCCGCCACGCTGTTCCGCCGGAAGTATTACATCAACGGCAGCCATGCGGGCTTCATCATGTACATGACCGATGCGGCACAGAATCAGCAGGATGTGGACAATATCCGCCAGGCCATGAAAAGCGCCAAGGGACCGGGCAACTTCCGCAACCTGTTTATGTACTCGCCCAACGGCAAAAAGGACGGGATTCAGATCATCCCCCTGTCAGAGGTAGCGGCAAAGGATGAGTTTCTGAACATCAAGAACGTTAGCCGGGATGACATGATGGCGGCGCACCGCGTGCCGCCGCAAATGATGGGAATCATGCCAAATAATGTCGGCGGTTTTGGGGATGTTGAAAAGGCCAGCAAAGTATTTGTGAGAAATGAGCTTTACCCACTGCAGAAAAGATTAAAAGAACTAAACACTTGGATCGGAGAAGAAATAATTACGTTCAACGAATACAATTTATAATGAAAAAGGCCGCGGAACGCGGCCTTTTAACTACTCCGAAACTCTATTCATCTTCATTACTTATAACTTTTCTTTCAGGAATATCTTTATTAATTTTCTGTTTTCTTACTAGCCCAGCCTTTTCTAGTATAGAGTCAATTTTATCACCACCTCTATCTACCAAATTTTTGAAACCATCTGATGATAGCATTTCCATGATTGGAGATGAGTGAGCTGTTTCCTCTACAAACCTCAAAGGTGGCTCTTCAAGTCGAGTAAGAGCATTGCCAAACAGGCGCTGCGAAAAATCTGCATCCAACTGCATCGCCTCTCTCCGATAACCTTCGTAAGCTTTAGAAACACTGGCTTTGAATTCATAATCTTCAGCTAGTCTAAATCGTTGACCAATTTGCTTAGTGGCTAACCAAGCGAACCAAAGAGGAGCCCCCACACTAAGAATTGACAAGATCAGCTGTATGGTAAGTTTGATACCAGAAGAATTAGGGCTCGACAAGTATGCTTCTAGAGCATGCAACCGCGTATAACCAACAATTGCCCCCGCTCCGAGCGCGGCGATTAATCCTGCTACCCAAAGCCTAATACTTGCGTTAAGTTTAATCGCTTTGTCTTCAAAAGCTCCCGCTAAACCTTTAGACGTAGTGGTTCTAAAAGCTTCCTCACATTTATCAATATATCCTTGAGCTTCGACCTTAAGTTGGTTCAAATAATCACTGGCTTCTTTTGCTACATCTTTGTGCAACTGCGCAACATTATTTTTAATCTCAGTTAATTCTTTGCTATCAATCTTTGCCTGTTCTAATCTATCGCCGATTGAATTAGCATTTCTCTCTGAATTTTCGTTTAATTCATTAATCTTTTCATTCGTATCCCTCAGAGACTTCAGGGTTGTGGGAAGACTTTCAGCGGCATCATAAGCTTCATTGATAGTATCAATTTTACTTTCAATATTGCCTGTTTTCTCCTCAATAGCTTGAAGATTAGATTGATACAAACCTAGTCTATTAATTATTTTCTTTGGCAAAAGCTCTTTATTATTCAAAACCTCAAATGAAAATAGCTCATTTATTTCGATGCTTATATATAGCATCGAAACCAGATATGATGCAATTGCAGGCCCCGAGACAGTAGAATTACCATGGCTCAAATGATTAAGGTTCGGCTGCGATTTGTCAAGCGAATAGATAATAGAATCTATAATTTCAATATCATGCTCAGAGGGTTCAAACTTAGTCATCTTTCCTATCTTTTCAGATAGCATTTTTGGAAAATAAACTAAGTCCTCCGCATGTAAGAAAGGATAATGATAATTTCCCGCATCAATTAAATCTGGTTGTGGGAAAGTAATTGAACTGACAGCAGTATGTAAATTATCTAATTTTTGTTTTAGTTCATTCAACTTTTCATTCATAACGTCGCCTTTCATTGCTATGTGTAAAAGCCAGATTGACTCAGATTATCACACTTTGAACAACTATCTGAAGGAGGAGCGCGCGCTCGTATCCCCGCCACGCCTGCCCGCTTTATGTAGCGGTTTTCATGCACGTGCATGACATAAGCAAAAGCCCGCCAGTTCTGGCGGGCCTCAGCAAAAATGATCCTCAAACGATCATGCGATTTCATGCAGCATAGTCATGCACTGCCGGAGTTTTCTGTCTTCACTGGTTCAGGTGTCGAGAAATCTTCAAAAGTCTTGTAGGTTTCGGTATCGAAAAGCGACACAGCTTCAACCTGCTCCATCGGCATGACATGCCGGAAATGACCGAAGTTAAGAGGTTCTGAGTCAGCTGTAATATTTTGACTCAGATAAAGCTCATAGTATCTATGTTGCTCATGGTAGCGCAGCGTGTCTTTATCACGGTAGCCACTAATATAAGGGATGATAGACAGGTGCTGTGTGTCATGATGCTCCATGCGAGGAGCGGCAACATAACCGATATAAACTTTGCGAGATTTAAGGGTAACAAAAACAAGCTTCCCTTCATCAATAGCCTGGACCAGCAATGCCTCGATACCATCCTGTGTTGCCATCTCTCTGTAAGCTTTCTGCCTGGCATCATTATCCTCCAGCGCCCGCTTCGCACTATTTCCCTGCTCAACAGCCAGACATACAGCGGTCATCAGGGAAAGAACGAAAAAAAGCGGGTATGACATGACTTTGATATCGGTAAGCCATGAATACAAATCAGCGTGAAGGCTGGGCCATATCATACCCAGAATATTGATTATGGCACTCAGAACAAGGAGTAAAACAAAAATTATGGAGACAACAGCGAAGCCCTGAATAGCGAACTTACATCCATGCATAGCCACGTAAAAGTAAGCATTCCAGCCATCGCTTCGGGCTAACTTTATGCGGGATTGGTAGTGATTCTGCGTGTACCAAAACCCGCATACCAAAACAACCATAATGATCAGCGGACCCATTACCTATCTATCCCTGTCGTTTAGCAGCCAGTTCTTCCATACGTGCACGCATTGAGTCACGTACCTGCTGATTTTTCATGTTAACTGTCGCTGAGCCGTTCAGATCGGTAATGATTTTACCGTTCCCTGAATTACTTACATCATGACGGATAGCTTCCTGCATGATTTTACCCGGTGCGGATAACATCTTTCTGAGAAGTTCGGTCATATAACCTCCTGATGACACAAACGCCGCAGGCAGCGGCGTTAACTGTGTTCTGCTACCTAACTATAGGACAGCTGAAAAAATACTTAATTCAACGAGAGCTACTTATTAACCTACCTGGCAGGACCAATCAACTATTTTAGTTGAAATGTTTTTGACCAGACAGAGCCTAACGCCTCGCGCAGCTCGTTGTTCAACCTTGCGGACGGTAAAAACCAGTTTTATCGTCCGCAACGTTCGCTAATGTAACCAGCTGTCGTCCTCCCAGACCTGCTGCATTATTTCCATGACCCGCTTTTTGTCTTCATCCAGTTTTAACCCGCTCAACTCAACGCCGTTGGCGCTGCCCTTGCGGATACGGATTGCTGTTCTCGGATACAGAGGGCGCAGATTACGGTAAAGCTCGGATTCAAGGGCGTCCAGTGTGGCCTGACCAATCTTCTGCTCTTTATCGATCATTATTTCGATGCGCATAGATTTTCCCCTAACAGGTAACGTCCATAGTCCGGCTGTATTCATGGTTGCGAATTTTCGCCATCAGTTCGTCAGTCAGCTCTGAAACCCACTGGATAGCCAGCCGTTTTTCTTCTTCGCTGCACTCGCTTGCCGCTACCAGTTTTATGAAAAAATCGATGCGCTGAAGTTTCAATGACTCTAAAAGATAATCCTGCATTTTCCCTCCTATTACGGCTACTTACACAATGTAACTGTATATATATCCACTGTTTATATATACAGTATAGAAGCCATTTCAGAATGTAAAACGTTTTTTGCCTGTCAATTGGATCGCTCTGATGTGGATCAATAAAGCAGGAATTGCTAAACCTCCGGTATCAGTACCACTGACGCCATTTGTCATCTTCCTGCAGTCGCTGGTTGCGGTAGAAAATACGCAGCCCGGCCCCTGATGGAATACTGCCGCCACGCAGAAGCAGGTCTATTTCTGATTCGCTGCCATCAAACCCTCTGGAAGCCAGTTCTGCCTCAAGCTGCAGGCGCTGCTGATCGGAAATATTCTGCTTGTATGCTTTTTTCCGCTTCGGTTTTACCAGCCTCAGCCTGGCGGTCAGCTCCCGGCGTTCCTTCTGGCCCATGTTGTGGAGATATTCCTGCAGCTCCTTCTCATCCATGGTTTTAATATCGGGTAAATCACCCCCTGATTTGTTCAGATTTTCAACAGGGGGACAGTTATTGCCACGAGTCCAAGGGGCGCAAGCGCCCTGGTCGGCTGTCGCCTCCTGAACGTCAACAGCTTTACGAACCATTTTCCACTTCACCGCGTGCGTGCAAATCCTGCCCTCTGCAATCGGGGACCAGATGCCATAGATACGGATACCGTGATCGCCGTAGGCGCTCGGCTCGTCGTTAAGCTCATAAGCCGTGCGGACAAGGTGATGTTTGCGGGGAACCAGCACACCACCCTGCTTCATGATATAGGTGGCAAAGCAGCCCGCATCAGCAGCAGCCAGAACCGCATCCAGACGAGGGTTATCCAGTACCGGCGCACCTGCTTTACGCTCGCCCTGCACTCTCGCCGCCTGACCAGCCAGCAAACGCAGCTCACGGTAAGCCTGACGCCCCGGAATACCAAAGAAACGAAACTGCTGGACACGATGCAGCGAAGCCCAGGCGCTGACATGCTCGGCGCTGTCGCGCAATGATCTGCCGGTTTCTTTGCTGATTTCTTTAGCCAGTCCACGCCCGTCGATGTTCTTGCTGATGTATTTGGCGATGTAGCTCGTCGGCGTGCCTTTGCGCGGGTTGATAAGCTCGGACTTAAAGCGCGGCCCGGTATTGTTGCCCAACTCCTCGCGGTCCTCACGGATGGCAAACTTGCGCAGCAGTGCGGTGATGGATCGGCGGTCTTTTTTGCGCATAAAGCACAGCAGATGCCAGTGCACGGTGCCGTCATGGTGAGGTTCTGCAACGCGGACGCCATACCAGCGCAGCCCGGCCTTGTGCATTGCCTTGCGGAAAGCGGCAAACGTATCAACCAGATAATCACTGCTCTGCCGGACGGTGGCACTGGTCCACTTCGGATTAGGTCTGCCGTTGTTAAGGGTTGCGTGGAAGCGTGACGGGCAGGTGATGGTATAAAACACCGCGCAGTCCCCGCGCATTTCCGCGATCAGCTCCAGCCCTTTAACACAGGCCATCATTTCATTACGGCGGTGTGCCGGGTTACTGTTGCTGGCATTCACCACATCTTCCATGTCCAGCGTATCGCCATCTTCATTGACCAGCTCATGCGAGCGGAAGAACTCCAGCGACTTACGGCGCTGCTCGCGTTTGTGGATCACGGCTTCACAGCTGACATACGGGGACGCTTTCTTGTTGACCAGGCAGACAGCACGCAGCTGTTCCTCCCGCCACTCGCAGCGCATCTGCCACAATTTGCGATACCACCAGTCCGCGCACAACATACGCGCCAGTGACGGCGGGATCAGTTCGTAGGGAACCGGCTTACGACGATTCCGCTTGCGGCGCAGCTGCTCAAATGCAGGCGGGATCACATCAAGCCGCATGGCTTCGGCAGCAACCTTTTCCCACGCTTTACGGATTTCTTCGGGCTTCACATCGTCGCTGACAAACAGATCACCGCAGATAGCATCAAGACACATGCTCATGTGTGCCGCAACCAGTGTGGACAGACGCTTAACCTGATCCTGGTTCATTTCCGGCAGGACCAGCAGTCCCTCCAGCCCGTCATGGCTCGCCATAAACCGGAAAGAAGCAGACAACTGGCTGTCACGCACGCGCTCCAGCCGCTCAAGGCACGGCCTGATGGTTTCACGCAGGAAACGGGAATAGGCTTTAGGACGGCCCAGGCTATGGAAATATTTAATCCTCTCCAACAAAGGCTTGCTGATGTGGGACGGCATGGCGTTAACGTCAGCCAGAATAACCAGATCGGGATTAAAGCGCTGTTGCTCGCGGGCCATTTTGGCGCAGCTAATCAGCCGGTCCTGTTCCAGTTCGCGCTGGACAGGATCGCGTGACTCATTGAAGAAATAGCGTTCCCAGACCTCATCACTCAGCGCTTCGCGGCGCAGCTGTTCATACTCGTTATCCGCAGCGTAAAGAGTGATCAGGTTTGAAAGCGCGGACTCCGGCGCAACTTCCGCCGGGTCCAGATACGGGTTAACCGCTTTTTTTGGGGTATTCCATGGAAAGGCCACGGCGGTCTCATTCGAGCCGCCGGTGGTTGGTGCATGATGTGATGTGAGTTTACTCACTGCCACGCCCAAACCTCAGTTTCTACTGAGACATCAGGACCAGACGCCACATCAACACCAAACCGGCACGCTGCTTTTGTGGCGATGATTTCAGTTGCAGACTTACCATCACCTGCAGCCACACCCATGCTGCGCTTTGCAGTGATACGATGGCGGGTGAAGTTACGATAAAGCGAACGGGTCAGGGATGTGTCGCTGTTGGACACGATAACCGGATGGCCTTCTGATGACCGGTGCTCAAGAATAGACGCCAGATGATACTGGTCGTCATCTGTAAACCCGGCGGTGTGATAGCCGCTAAATGTACCGTCATACGGCGGATCACAATAAACAACATCACCCTTCTGCAGCAGCGCCAGTGTCTCGTCATAGCTGGCGCAGATAAACGTTGCTCGTTGTGATTTCTCAGCAAAAGTCTGTATTTCATTTTCAGGGAAGTACGGCGATTTATAATTCCCGTAGGGCGAGTTGAAGTGACCGCTCTGGTTATAGCGGCACAGGCCACGATAACAATGCCTGTTGAGATAAAGAAACATCGCAGCACGCCATTCAGCAGGCCACTGACGATCATGATTAAATTCTTTACGAATACCGTAGTAATTTTCTGCGGTATTGTTTTTTGAAAATAATTCTTTTGCAATTGTGGTAAATAAATCTGATCCGCTTTTGATGACGCTATATAGATTAATCAGATCGGGGTTAATATCTGCGACAAGATAATGAGGATAGTCTGTTGCCATCATGACAGCACAAGAACCCGCGAAAGGTTCAACCAGTCGCGGGCCAGCAGGCAGGTGCTTAATCAGTTCCGGCATAATGGCGGTTTTATTTCCCGCCCATTTCAGGATAGTGCTCATACAGCACCCCCGTTGTAGTGTTTGCCTTTCAGCTCTGCGATTTCCTGACAAGTGACGCAGCACTGCACGCCCGGAATGGCGCGGCGGCGAGCTGGCGGGATCGGCGCATCGCAATCAATGCAGAGAACACGGGAAACGCCCGGCGCTTTATTGCGGGCGGTGTGGATGTGGCGCTGGCGTTCTTCTTCAACGCGCTGCTGTACGAGGTCCATTGAATCAGCCATCAGTGGATCTCCTGCGCTTCGTTCTGAATTTTCACCGCTTCCTGACGTAGCAGTTCAGCTGCTTCCGAGTGGTTAAGCTGACGTGACACGATACAGGCAGCCAAAGAGTCCAGACGCGCAGCCATCACATCTGCACGTCCCCGGCGTTCTTCTTTGCGTGCCTCAGTCAGCAGCAGGTTGAGTCCAGCATCATCTAGTCCTGTTTTAGTGGTACGGGTTTCAATATTTCGCATAGTTGTTTCTCCTGAATTTGGGCAATAAGAAGCCCGGCGGGTTTACGCCATTAATTTCTGTTATGGATTAAATCGGCATGGTTAGCCGTTTGGGAAATAAGCTCACCACTGCACGAAAATGATTCATTGCTTTAACCAGTTCCCGCTTTTCGTCAGTAGTCAGATCACTAATATCGACGCCGTGACGTTCTGCCGGAATTTTTGCCATATAAAAAATGGCTGCCAGCGCCCGCTCATTCTGCTTATTATTTACATCGCGTGGATCGCGCATATCATTAATAAACCTTTCAAGCTCCGGCTCAATATTCAGACCAAACACTTTAGCCCTCATCTCTGCAATATGGTTCAGCCCATCCAGGCGTTTTCCGGGGCTTAATGGAACAGTCGCCGTAGCGCCTTCAATAGCCATGGTTTCCCCTGTTTGGTAGTGGTCAGTTCTGCCAGCAGTTCGTCCTGAGAGCGTGACGGGTGCCAGCGCTTACCGTCTTTACCTGCTATCCAGCCGTGACCGAAATGCATGGATGGACTTCGCTTAACGAGCAGAGACGCTAATGAAGGTTCTTTAGTCAGCATAACCACCTCAGATCAGACCGAACGAGGCACCGAGGCCCGTCACGGTATCCACCGCGCTTGCCATCGCCGGGTTAGCCTGCAAACGCGCCTGCATGGAAACGGCAGCCAGTGCCATCAGGCGGGTAACAGAGTTAATGCTGCTGATAACATCACGGCGGCCTGCTGTTGTTTTCACATCACCGGATACGGCACCGGCAGCAACGCGTCCGATCTCAGCGGTGGCGCTCATGACGTAGTGCGGCAACTTCTCTTTTGCCACTTCGTTCATCGGTACGCATGGTAGGCAGTGGATCTGGGCCAGAAAGCCATCAACCAGTGTTGAGTCCTCCGTCAGATCGGTAAGCAGCCAGATTTCCGGCGGCGTGAACTGATGCGGTTGCTCCGGGTTCAGCTTGTTGCGCAGCGTCTGGACATTCATTCCTGCACGTTCCGCCAGCTTCGCCATGTTGTGATGCAGTGCGAAAGCCCGGCAGGCTTCATCAAAATGCGGATGTTTGGAAATCTTGTAATCAAACATGATGTAAATCCTTTTCTATCCCAAAATGGAACTATCAGGCTTGCATTGTGACTTCGCAGCCTTGGGCCGCTTCCATCGTTAACGCGAACATGTTGATTTCAATAAGACTGTTAACCCCGGCTTTCTTTCTTATTGGCAGGCGGTTTTCTCGGATCATCTGACGCGCATAACTAGGCTTGTAACCTGTGCGGCGACAGAACTCATCCAGAGTGATGAAAGGCTCAGATACCACAAGGTTAATGCTGGGGCGCATTGAAAAATTACTTTTCATCATGCACTATTCCTCAGTTTGTGTTTAAAACTTCACTATTCGGATGTATTCGCACATATACCGAACACCACAAAACCGATGATAGGATCGCAATTGAGATATGTCAAACATAAAAGAAACCCCTAGCGCGATTACTTCATTCAATTTCTCATCCCAAAGCGGGGGGAGAGATGCGATTACTCGCATTCTGCAAGCTTACGGATTTAGCACACGACAAGCCCTATGTGATCACCTTGGCGTATCTCAGAGCACGATGGCTAATCGCTGGATGCGTGACACTTTCCCGCACGACTGGCTTATAGCCTGTCATTTGGACACGGGAGTGCCCTTGCTTTGGTTAACTACTGGTAAGGGCAATCCGGAGGCGGTCCAAAGCGAAGACTACGGGTTAACTTTACAATTAAAAGAAATCACAAATGGGATTTTAAGCAGTACATCTCAAATTCTCTATGACTCTCGCCTGATCCCTCAGAACACCACAGATCCGTTCCTGATTAAATTTGAGTCGGCAACCTACGTCGTCGGAGAATGTAAAGGCGAGATCAATGATGGAACGTGGCTGATTGAGATAGATGGCTTTGCAAGCGTCAGACTGGTTTACCGCCTCCCTGGCGGGCGAGTTCGTGTAGAAAACGGCCCGGCATCTTTTGAGTGTGCGGCCTCAGATGTAAAAGTATTAGGAAAAGTGGCAAGCAAAATATATAACGTGGACTGAGATTTAATATCTTAAGGAAAATAAATGAAAATTTTAGCTGCAAGCCTTTTGGTTTTCTCATCATTTGCTGCAATGGCTGCACCTGAGCAATTCAAAAATATTAATGAATTAATGGGACATTATAACGATTACCCAACCTATAATGTAGACGGTAATGATTTCCCATCATTCAAAGTTGTTTCTGAAAAACCTTTGCACATACAAATATCACCGCGCACTTTATCCGGAAGCTCAGCACAAGAAGTAAAATACGAATCTGATAAGGCAGCTATTTACGCAGCATATCGCACCTTGTACCAAACGCCCGCTGAAAGAGTCAAGATAACAGTATTACCGATTTCGATTACGCCCCAGCCACGAAAAGTCGAGTATATCGAGGAAGGTAAATATGATTTTAACATTACAAAAAAGCAGGCAATAAATTTACTCCGCAAACACAGCAATATTTTAAACGCTGACCAATTAATGTCTGCTGATGGTGAGTGGAGCACAGCGTTTGAAAAATGCTGTTACCTTGAAGAAGGTAAGCCCGGTCTGTCGATATTTGCTAAAGAGTTAATCACTCAAAGGTAAAAACGTGGCTGTAACAAAACTCGCAAGTGGAAAGTGGCAGGCTCAGGTATTTCCCAACGGTAGGGACGGGCGGCGCATACGTCGCCAGTTCGCCACCAAAGGGGAAGCTATGGCCTTTGAGCGCCACATAAAAGATCAGGCACAGGACAAGCCATGGTTAGGAGAAAAAGCAGATAAGCGACGAGTTACTGACCTTGTTGAAACCTGGTTCAATGCTCATGGCGTTACACTCTCCGATGGCCTCAAGCGTAAGGGCGCGATGGAATTTGCCTGTTTCGCCATGGGCAACCCTCTCGCGACTGAATTTAATGCCAAGCTTTTTGCAACCTACCGTGAGCAACGCTTGAGCGGGAAAATAACACGTTCTGATCGGGTTAAAGCCGTGACGCCCCGTACCGTCAATCTTGAGCTAGCGTATTTCCGCGCCATGTTTAACGAACTGAAAAGGCTTGATGATTGGAGTGCCCCCAATCCGCTAGAAAACGTCCGGGAATTTAAAATTGATGAGGCAGAGCTGGCCTGGCTAACAGTCGAAGAAGTCAAGCAACTGCTGGCTGAGTGTGAGAAAAGCAAAGCGGTAGATTTAGTAACCATCGTCAAAATATGCCTTGCAACCGGCGCACGATGGGGCGAGGCTGAGTCACTGACAGGCAAGCAAATCAGCCCCGGCAAAATCACCTATATCAAAACCAAGGGCAAGAAAAACCGCGCCGTTCCAATAAGTGATGAACTTTACGAAATACTCCCAAAAGTAAGAACTTCAAAACCAGTCTTTACAGGGTGCTATTCTGCGTTTCGTGGTGCAATTAAACGAGCGGGGATCGAACTACCTGACGGGCAGTTGTCACACGTTCTACGGCACACATTTGCAAGCCACTTTATGATGCGTGGGGGCAACATTCTTGTACTGCAGCGTATCCTTGGACACACTGATATTAAGGTGACGATGCGCTATGCTCATTTTGCCCCAGACCATCTGACAGAAGCAGTGGAGTACAACCCCTTAAATCTCATTTGATGGCAGCAAAATGGCAGCAAACCTATTCACTATGCTTTAACATTCTCCACTATTCGACTGTGCAAGGCGTTGAAATTAAAGCAACTTATTGTTTTGTAACGCTTAAGTTTGGGACTCATAATCGCTTGGTCGCTGGTTCAAGTCCAGCAGGGGCCACCAAATTTTAGCTTTAAAATCATATAGATAAGACACATTTCACAGTGGATTTTTTACGCTAGCATTGTATGATGTCCCTTTTTTGTCCCCTCACTGTTAACTTCTGCCCCTAAATAGAAAAATCCCCCTGATACTCAGAGGGACTTAACTGCAATATTTATCACTTCAATCCTTGTTGCATCCGTTTACTCAACACTGCCACGGCAGCTGCTTTTTGCATCTCTTCCCAGCTTTCAAAGGAAGTGTTAGCAATAATAAAATCTTCCCATTCCTGATCGGGAATCGCCTTGAAATCATCTGCTGATTCGACTTTAAAACCTGATTTTTCAAACATATCATCTAAGGACGTGAATGATGTATGCTCAGAAAGAAATTCAGTGTTAAAAAGCTCATCAAATCGAAGTTGATTATTATTACTAATTTCTTCCAAATTTTTTTTCAACTGATCAATATTACTGTTACGTTTCAATGGCATGATGAGTCCTCTATAAGAATCACATAGCTACGGAATATGTATAGTAACTCCACAATCACATTGGTTATTACACCGATTTCTTAAGATTGTGAAGTAGGAGTGATGTGACGAATAAATCCGAGTTTTAAGAAGATGAACATGCAACGTCTATGCATTTTTTTGCCCCACCGCTTACGTGGACTGCAAGCTAAAAGTTAGGCCTAATTGAATCAGTATTTTTCAGTCCAAATAATCATTACTTCTCTCCGCATCCTGCACTAGCGCTGGTCTATGCAGAAAAAATATCTTCTTCATTGTACAAAAAAAGATCCTTAAAACTAACGTAAATCTTATATTTACCTTATTTATCAATCCCTTAATTCACAAAACAGGTCCTCCACAGATCCATGAAAGTGAAAAACACTGAAATTCTTTGCAATCTTTTCAGTTCTGGTTTTACGCAAAGCCGCCAGAACTGGCACGGTCTGGCGGTCTGGTTTGTAGAAAAATAAAATTGAAAAAATTTTATGATCCAAAAACCGCAGGCGGGTGCGGTGTAGTGCCGTTTTCGTCACTTCCTCCGTGATTTCGTGGCGCTGTCGCTGCGCTGGCGAGGCTTTAGCGGTGAGATCCATTTCAGGGGATGCCGAACGCACATAATCAAAAGCGCCCCGTGTGGAGGCGCTGACGCTGTTTTAAGGGCATAAAAAAACCCGCGAAAGCGGGCTTGAAGGCTGATGTGATCTGGAATGGCTAACCAATGACTGGTTTATATTTTGTCTGTAATTGCGCAGCACTGGTTCCGGTTGCGCTGATAGCGCTGGCGTTCTGCGGCGCACCCGTTCCGCTGTGCGTATGGCTGGCCGTCTGCTCTGCCAGCTGCTGCACCACATCAAGCGTGTCCAGCATCAGTTGCATTACGTTGACGGAGGCACTGCCGACCCATACCACTGGCGCAATAATTTCCTGACGCACCCCGGCGATACTCTGCCGCAGCTGCGCAATTTTTTCAGTGAGGCTACCGCCCGCCTGCAGACTCGCGTCCTTCGCAACACTGGTAACCAGATTGCCGCCGCTGGCCAGCGCATAATCCCCGCTGGCTACCTGCTGAATTGCACCGGCCATAAGGCTGGCCGTTCCCAGTACCGTCGTTTTATCCGTAGCCTGCACCGTAGTTTCTCTGGCAACCAGCGCACGGGTTTCATCGTCAGCAGTGATAACCCGGCTCATCGACGTTTCACGGATGGTCTGATCCGTCTGACGTTCCCAGTCTCCAACCACCGTTACGCGCTGCGACACGCCGTCGCGCTGCTGCTGCAGCTGCTCACCAGGCTTAATGTCCGGCAGGCTGTTGCCCTGCGCCAGTGTCTGACGAATGAAGGGTTTATCAGGGCGACCATCAGTAAACGCCACCTCTACCAGCGTGCCGGGCGGCGGGAACTGGAACATGCCGGAATCATTACCAGCCATCGGCACCGGCAACGGTACAGCGGGATAAACCGGCGTACCCGCTGCGGGCTTGCCATCGGCATCGAGCAGCTGCAAATCTACCGCATAGCGTGGACGGAACGGATCGGCAATGTTGCCGCTGGTCACGGCTTCTGCTGGCGCTTCCACACGCGCAAATTTCGGCAGGTGCTGACCGCTTGCCAGCTCCGGATACGCGTTTTCAATCTGCCTGACGATCGGACTTTTTGCCGTTGCCACACCGCTGGCCGCCGCCCACGTTAATGTCATTTCATCGTTATGCAGACGGATATTATTCACCCGCTTTTCATTAACGACAACACCCGGACGCAGAGACGGAACCAGCGCCACTTTCATGGAATCACCCGCAGCAGCGCCCTGGCTGAATTCGTCAGTGATGGTCACCGCTTTACCGGCAAACATGCCATGCGTTGCGCTGCCTGCGAACACATCGCCGTTGGGTAACTGATACCAGATATAGTCCTCAATACTGAACGCCGGACCTAACGCGGCCAGCAGCTGGTAACCCGTGCCGCTGTGCGTGAAATGGGGGATCGGCTTATCGGTATAGGATGCGCCGTTAGCCAGGCTAAATGTCAGGCCGCTGTTCTCTGTCAGCCAGTCAGTAATAGTACGCAGCGTCGGGTGCTGAAAGCTGCAAGGCCACGCCTTGTCAAAAATGCCGACAAGCTCGCGTACAAAAAGGCGCTGATAACCATTTTCTGACGGCTGCGAACGCTCAACGTAACCGGTAAACCACCGATAAAGCTGATCCGAATATCCGGCGTCGATGCGAACCATCTTGCCGGTGTAATCTTTATCAGTCTTCGCGGTAATGAACCCGCGGCCGCAGGCGCTTAACTCCAGAACCAGTTGCAGATCGGCCATGTGAACTTCATCCGACGAAAGATAAAGGCGCTTAACTGGACGCATCGCCACCCCCGACAACTTTACCCAGTGCCGCGTCAGTCGGTTTCAGAACATTTCGTTCAAACCATGACAGACGCTGATTTTCCTCATCTGCCCCCGCTGCCGTCGCTGTGCCGTTCTGCCCCTGCGCTTTTGCCGTAATTTTACTGTCTGCCCGGGCCTGTTTTTTCTCCGGCACGCTAACATGCTCACGCAGTGTGAATGTAACAAGCCACGCCATTTTCCCGTCCTGCTGCGGTGCGTCAATCTGCCCTGAAAAGGTGGCCTGGCGAAAATTTACAGCAGAAGCGGTCATGTTGGCCACGCGGTAAACCCTGAGATCGCCGTTATCGCTGGTAGCGGATCCCAGCTCAAACAAACGGCGCAATATTTCCGGCTTACTGAACGGGATAAGGCCAGAAATCCGCATTTCTTTCGCCTTAATGCCCTGCTGGGCGTTTGCTGTGCTGGATGACTGGCCGCTCTGGTCTTTTTCCTGGTACTGCATGGTCATAGTGACCTTCATATCTTTAAGCGGCACCGCCTCACCATCAAGCGCCAGTGTAATTATCTGTGTCATGAATCATCGTCCTTAATGCTTCCAGTTCGCCCACGAACATCACCGCCACGCAGTAAACAGACGAGGCTGCCGGGATCCCCTGCTGCAGTTCCGTCGCAACGGTGTTAAGACTGCCGGTGCCGGTGAAAACCCAGGCATCCGCGCTTTTCCCTTTCAGCCCGTCCAGCGCGTCGTTAATGCTGGCCAGCGCTGAATCACGCGCCTTATTAAAGTTTTTCAGCGCATCCGTTAGGCCCGCAAGACTGGCACCGGCCCCTGCCTGCGCTTTTGCAGCTGCAATGCGGGCTGCATTAACAGCCTGCCGGGTAGTTGGCACGGACAGTGGTTGCGCGGCAGGCAACGCGTTCTCCGCTTTTGCCGGTATCTGCATTCGCGTGATCGCCAGCTCTGCCGCCGCCTGCGCCTGTCGCCTTACCTGCGTAAACGCCGGAACCGGAAAAACGGACGCCATCGCATCCAGACTGTTCATAAATTCCGGCTGGGTATCTGCGCTGACCAGGAATACCACCACATCAGCGGATCCTGCCTGGCCAGAGAGTTTTCCGGCCAGATAATTTATGGCATTCAGTGGACTAAGATAAACGCCGGTTTCAGCAGCCTGCCCCAGCCCGTAAATCCATGGATGCGCAGGCACCACAGAACAGGTCAGTGCGGACAGTGAATCGGTCAATGCCAGACGCGCTTTACGCCACATAATCTTCAATCTCCGGCCAGTTAATATCTGGCGCGGTACTTAAATCAAGACGGCGCAACGCGGATCGGTAGGCACGTAATGAAGCCAGCTCTTTTTCCTCACTGTCAGTAATGTCGCCATCTTCCTGTGCCGCTACCAGCGCAGTAATACGTTCCGTTACCGTATCCATTGCGGCGTCACGTTTCTTTTCAGCCAGGGCAACATGATCAACCGGCAGCGGCACAATTTTACCTTTATCGAAAATCCAGCCACCGAGAATATCAAGCCCTTCCGGTACGTCTTTTTTTGCAACTTCTGAAACAGACAGCCCCTGCGGAAACAGCCGGTCTGCCTGATAACTGAATGAACGAATAATATTATTTTCGTCATAACACACTTTCAGCGTGTCAGGCTGAAAGCGTGACATATGAAAATACCAGTCAAGCCCGTCTGCCGTTTCAAGGTAGATAGCCTTAAGCATCAAATCTTCGTATTCCGGCGTATACGGTTTAAATTTCTTCAAAGTCAGCATCATGCATTATGTCCAATCGTCATCCAGCCCACAGAAGGGTAATATTTCTGTATCGGTCGATAAAAGAGCGTGTCATTAACCGGTTCATTGCCTTCAGCGTTGTATCCCGTCAGCACACACCCGCCCGGAACACGCTGCCATGCATTTTTAGCAATGAGAAAAGAACCTTCTGCACCCAGGGCAATATCGTTAATAAAGTTCTGCTGTACCCATACCGTATCTGCTTTGGTACCAATATTCTGGTTCAGATTAGCAACATGGAGATTCACTACCTCTGTGGTGGCCCTTGCAGCAATATTTTGATCACGGATAGCAAACGAACTTGCCAGCCAGCTGCTGAGCGGACCGCCGCCCCATGTAGCGCCGGTCACATCGCCGTTAGTATCATATCTGGCTGAACCAGCCGTATAGCCACCATCTGAACTCATAGACTTGGAGTAGGGATCGAAGAACCACGCAGCGTTCACTGAGTCACCCTGAACATGAATTGCAGGTGCCGCAAAATTCCCGGTACCGCCCGACATTAAATAACCGAAGCTTACAGCTGTCGGCCATCCCTGCCCTTTACGGGTACTTTTACCTTTGACCAGCGGGACGTATAACCCGCCGTCAGTGGGTGCCCATTCCCAGTTAGGCGCATAAAAAGGGGCTGATGTAGATAACTGCCCTCCGAACCCGCCAGCCCCGGCAGGGTTTCTGTCTCCTGCGGTGTAGTAATACGCGGCATTATCAAGATACCCTACGCTGCCCCCCGCAGCCGGGACTGCGCCAATTTCCGCAGGTGTGGGTTTATGGTTTTCAGAGTAGATTTCTGTCCACGGTGCCCATGGCCCACTCCCGGTCCATTCCCCAATAAGGCCGCGCACGAATTTGCGGGTAAGATGATAAGTGGTGTATTCCTGAACACAGCCATAAGCCGCAGGGGTTAAAGTCAGCGTGCCGGATAAACCTACCGGATAATTAAGCTCTGCTTTGGCATTGGCGTCAGTACCCTGAAAATACACCCCGGCATCGTCATAACTGCCCAGCGTGTTCAAATCAACCGCAAGAGGGGATTTAGCCACCTGCAAGGCGTTAACGATGCGCGAATCATCACCCGCCGCCACGGTGTCAGCAGATTTTCCCACATCAAGCAGGGCCGCCCCTTTCAGCGCCAGCGCATTCCTTGCTGCCGCAGCATCTGTGAGATCGGAAAGGTTTTTTTCTCGCTGCAAGTAACGGCTTTCCGCCAGCTGGCCATCCAGCGTTCCTTTCGGACGCAGATCCGTTATCGTGCCGTCTTCCTCAATCCGGGCAACGCCAAAAACGTAATGCCAGACGCCATCTTTTTCATAACTATCCATGCCTGCGTTCACATGGATTTTGCTTTCAACACCCCATGCGCTGGTCAGCGTTCCTGTCCATGCGACGTCCAGCAGGACAAAAACGGGTTTAGTTGTTACAACCAGCTCTGTGTTTTGCTGCAGCTCTGTACGCAGCCCGGCAACATATCCTGCACCGGCTGTTAGCTGATACGTGCTGCCGCTTCTGGTTACCAGATTCCCTGTCATCCACCGCCGCCGCACGCGGTTCCCCGTCTTCATCCCGCAGAAGCTGCAGCCCGGCAAATTTAAGATACTTAGCCTTGATCGCCTCATGTACCTGCCAGACCTGCAGCACGTTCGCAAACGTGCGTGAAAAATACGGCTCCACCGAATGCCCTGCGGCAGCTTCTGTTTCCGCCCACGCCAGCACGGTATCCGCGACAAAAGCGGGAAACGTGCTGCGGAACGCTTCCGGGGTATCCTGCCCCTCGGTTATGGCCCGATCCGCCCAGTCCAGCGCCTGGTCAAACTGTTCAGTGTCGAACAGCCAGACAATGCACCAAGCGAACACGGGATTTTTATAAACCTGCTCACCGGCCAGATACGCTTCTGCCGTTGGCATCCATTTAGGCAGTAACACGTCTGCTTTATAGCGCTGACGCTCCGCGCGGCTTCCCTGTTCCGCTGCCGCCTGCACATCCTTTTCCAGTTCGGCGCACAGAATATGCAGACTGGTATCAGGTGACAGCGCCCGCTGCGCTTTAAGCTGGCGTTCTGCCCGGAGGCGTGCGTTATGGCGCTGGGCCGGTGACAACATGGTTTACTCCCCGTTAACCTTCATTGCCGCCGTTATCAGGAACCGGCGCACCGATCGTTACAGCGGTCTCATCGAAGGCGGCATACAGTTCCGGATACTCAACGGCGTAACCTTCGTTGCGCAGATACTTGTTTTCGTATGCCTTGCGGTCTTCAACAAACTCCGCTTTGCGCTGGCGCGTATTGCGCTGCGTGTAGATATGCAGGTTCGGCAACGTGGTAACCACCATGCGTTTACCCGGCATAAACGGCGGAACCCACGCCTGACGCCCGGCGATACTGTCAGACAGCAGCTGCGCGGCGATTTTTTCAGTGGGCTTATCCGCTTTCTGGTACAGACGGAACTGCTCTGCAGCCACCAGATCAGCACCCACCAGCACAACCAGACGCGGGTCATTGCGGAACTGCTGCGGAATTTTGCTGTTAATCAGATCGGATGCCATGGCATCAAGAGACTTATAATCGCCGCCGTCCTCATCCAGCGTTACCGTATCGGTAATAATCTGCTGGCCGTCTTTCCAGTTTTTTACAATCTGGTGCCAGCCGATATTGACGTCTTCGCCGTTCGGGTTTTTATCGTAGTCAGTGTCGTCAGCCACAGACGTACCGTTAAAACCGATACGCAGCATATCCAGCGCGAAAGACTGGTTAGTGAATTCCTGCACGCGCTGGAAAAACTCATTTTCATTGCCTGCATTCGCCCACACAGAAAGCAATTTCCAGTCAAGTACCGCACAGGAATCTGTTTCCGCTAATTTATATTCATTACCGGAAACGCCAACTTTACGGCGGAAACGTCCCTCTGCAGCACGACCGGTATAAATACCAGACGTGCCAACCGGAATAACCTGCCCCTGCAGCTGGTCAACATCAGCCACGGTAATTAAATTCAGAAAATCGGACTGTTCCAGCAGTGCTGCACGCAGCTGCGTTTCTTTCGGGTCACTAAGAGCAAAATAACGGCTTACGTCATCCTGTTCGTAGGACTCAGCCAGCCCGGCCATATAATCAGCCATGAACTGACGAGCTTTATTATTTAACATCGGCTCTTTATCCTTAAAGAATTAGTAAAAGACTGGCATTTAAAGGAACTTAAAGCCCTTTTCATGCTGCTTTTTAGAGAACTTTTTCTCTGGCAGTTTGGTGATTTTTTCATTCAGCTTTGAAAAGCCCTTTACCAGTTCCGGCAGATTACCGACCAGACGCGCAAAGTTTTCCGTGTCCACGATTTCTTTAACGGTGTCCACATCGTCCTGAACATCTTCAACCGTTTCTTCGGTATCCTTAGCACGGGTTTCCAGCGCAGCCACACGGTCTTCCAGTGCGGCCACAGCCTGCGCCAGTGCCTGCAATGCATCGTCTTTTGACGGTTCTTCAACTGGTTCCGGCGTGGTGTCTTCAATAGCGAAGAAATTGCGCCAGCCTTTTTTCCCTTTTGCCATTTTACTGTCCTGTCTATTTTTTGTGATTCCATCCAGCGCCAACGGCTTATATAAACCGAAACGCGCCCCTCGTTTATTTCGCCTGCGGCTAAAATGCAGTCTGTCCGTTTTTACACTGGCCGGACTGTCTGTAACCCCCAGCCCTTCCAGATATGTTTTACCTGTACCCCGAAAGTTTCCATCTGGTGTAAATTCTGCCGAGCAAAACAAAAGCTGCCCGTTAGCGTTCGCCTGAATTAATGCGATATTCGGACGTAATCTGGCATAAAGACACAATACACCCTCATCATCCTGTGCCGCCGTTAACTCCAGAACCTCACCCATGTTTCCATAATCGCGAAGATGTTCTGGCCACAACATAGCTGTATATAAATCGGTGGAATATGTTTCAGCAGCATCAATAATCCACTGTTCTTCTATAACCCGACCATCTACAGACTCCCCAGCTGCAGCAATACAAATCCATCCTGTTGACAACTTTGAATCTGACATTCAATTGCCTCCTTTCCTGCTGCATTTGAAGTATCGCCAATTTATTCACCCTGTGCATCCGATTGATTTCGGATATAGCCTATTACCGAACATTGCCGATATATATTTCGATATTGCCGCTTTATCCGCAGGCATAATAGAGACATGGCAAAATACAGCGAAGAAATAAAAGGCGTTGCGCGGGCGCTTTATTTAAGACGTTACACCCCGCAAGAAATCGCCAGTGAATTAAATCTTCCTAACAGGCGGATCGTTTACTACTGGGCGGAAAAATACAGCTGGGCTGACTTACTCAGCCATGAATCAACGGAGGAAGCATTAAACCGGCGTATTCAGACGCTGACGCTGCGTGAAGGTAAATCTGAACTTGAATTACAGGAACTGGATAAGCTTGTCGGTCATCTGGTTAAACTTCGTGCTCAGACGAACAAGCATAAAGAGAAGCTTGAGCAAACACGGGAACCACGCAGCAGCGGATCACGTGATAATGACGATGACGGCGACGGCGACGGCAGGAAAAAGCGCGGGAAATATAAAAAGAACGACATCAGCGAACTGACCCAGGAGGATTTTGATAATTTCGCTGATGAAAACCTGTTCGGCTATCAGAAACACCTGCGGGCTAATATCGGTCAGCAGGTACGAAACATCCTGAAAAGCCGCCAGATTGGTGCGACCTGGTATTTTTCAATCGAGGCATTTGAAAATGCAGTAATGACCGGCGATCCGCAGATATTCCTGTCGGCGTCAAAAGCCCAGGCGGAGGTTTTCCGCAGCTATATCGTCAATATCGCAGAGCAGTATTTTGATGTGACGCTGACCGGCAACCCGATCCGCTTGTCGAACGGCGCAGAGCTGCGCTTCCTGTCCACGAACAAAAATACCGCGCAGTCATACAGTGGCCATTTGTATTGCGATGAATATTTTTGGGTTCCGAACTTTGCGAAGCTGAATGAGGTGGCCAGTGCGATGGCCACACATGACAAATGGCGCACCACTTATTTTTCGACGCCCAGCAGTAAAACGCATCAGGCATACCCATTCTGGACGGGCGAAGAATGGAAACGTGGTAACAAGAAACGCCAGCGGGTGGAATTCCCCAGTGATAAGGAGCTGCGCGACGGCGGACGCCTTTGCCCGGACGGACAGTGGCGCTACATCATCACCCTGGAAGATGCGATTGCAGGCGGATTTAATCTGGCCAGCATCGACAAGCTGCGCAACCGCTATAACGCGGATACGTTCAACATGCTCTATATGTGCGTATTCGTTGACAGCAAAGACAGTGTTTTTTCATTCACGCAGGTGGAACGTTGCTGCGTTGACCCGGAGGCATGGCAGGATCACGACCCAACCGCGCCGCGTCCATTTGGCAACCGTGAAGTATGGGCCGGATATGACCCGGCCCGCAGCGGCGATACATCAACGTTTGTCATTGTTGCCCCGCCGCTTTATCAGGGTGAGAAATTCCGCATCCTCCGCGTGGACCACTGGCAAGGCGTGAACTGGAGCCATCAGGCAGCGCAGATTAAGAAGCTGTTCCGGCAATACAACATTACCTTTATCGGCGTCGATATAACCGGCATCGGTTCAGGCGTGTTTGAAAAAATACAAAGTTTTGCGCTGCGTCAGGCAACTGCGATCAGGTATGGCGTGGAGACTAAAAACCGCCTGGTAATGAAGATGATTGATGTGGTGGAAGATAGCCGTATTGAGTGGGACAAAGATCACATGGAAATAGCGGCCAGCTTTATGGCCATCAGGCGCACATCCACCGCCAGCGGCAACGCAATGACGTTTGTTGCTGATCGCAGCGCCGAAACAGGGCACGCAGACAGTTTCTGGGCTATCGCGCACGCCATCGATAACGAACCACTGGACTATGAGAACGAACGTAAATCCCGCTGGCATATAAGGAAAGCAGCATGACAAAACGGAAACATCATCAGCATAAACATTCAACTCTGCAGCAGGCCGGTGAAGCATCTGCTTCACGCAAGATGAGCATTATCACCCTGGGCAAGCCAGAGCCGGTACTGACTACCGGCACGAATTATAAAGACGTCTGGTACGACAACGAACACGAACACTGGACGCTGCCGATTGACCGTCTGGCCCTGGCACAACTGGTTAATCTTAATGCCCAGCATGGCGGCGTATTGTACGCCCGCCGCAACATGATCACCGCGGACTATATCAGCGGCGGGCTGACGCATGAACAGCTGAAAGCAGCTACGTTTGACTATCTGACGTTTGGTGACGTGGCAATCCTGAAAATCCGCAACGGCTGGGGCGATGTGGTTGACCTGTATCCGCTGCCGTCTCTGTATACGCGGATCCGCAAAGAAGGTGAATTTGTCGTACTGCAACAGGGGGAACCGATGGTTTACGATCCCTCTGACATTATTTTCATTAAGCAGTACGACCCGCAACAGGGCATCTATGGCCTGCCGGACTATATCAGTGGCATTCACTCTGCGCTGCTGAACAGTGAAGCAACGATTTTCCGCCGCCGCTACTACCATAACGGTGCGCATACTGGCGGCGTTCTCTACTCAAACGACCCGAACATGACGGATGAAGTGGAACAGGAAATCATCAGCAAACTGGAACAGTCAAAGGGGATCGGCAATTTCAGCACAATGTTTGTGAACATCCCCAAAGGCGACCCGGACGGCATCAAATTTATCCCGATTGGCGACATCAGCGCGAAAGACGAGTTTTCGAATGTGAAAAGCATCAGTGCGCAGGACGTTCTTACCGCTCACCGCTTCCCTGCAGGGCTGGCAGGCATCATCCCTACAAACGGATCTGCAATGGGTGACCCGGAGAAGGCCCGCGCCACATACCGGAAAGATGAGGTGCTGCCGTTGCAAAAACTGTTCACTGCAGCAGTTCAGGCAGAACGCGACATTCCATCGCATCTGAATTTAATTTTCAGTAATGATGATAAAACAGGCGGTGAATAATGTGTAATAAGCGGGTAAAATCCAGATTGTATTATTCCTCTGGAGCCAGAAATATGCGCGTAATGAGAGTTGATTGCCCCGCCTGCGGTGCAAAGTCAATAATTAAGAAAACGGCCCGTAAGCACAGAGATTTATCGGATTTGTATTGCGCTTGTTCTGATTATGAATGTGGTCATACCTTTGTAATGAATGTAACTTTTTCCCACACAATTAGTCCAAGCGCAAAAAATAGAGATAGTATGTTAAAGACTATTGTCGATTCTATTAATAATGATGATAAGCAAATCCTTCTGGATCTGCTGCAAAAAAGTGCTTAGCCCCCTGAGTCGGGGCTTTTCTTTTCTAGATGATTCAAACTGCTAGAGTGCTGCTGCATCAACTCGCCTAACCATTCAAAGGCCATTGCAGCTTCCTTCTCATCATCACAGCCAGCGATATTGATCAGACGCAGCAGAAAATTCATCCGCTGTGCAGCAATCGTTTCTGAAAATAAGCCTGGCACTTTTTCACCTCCAGCAAAATGACTGTATATACATACAGTATACATAATTAACCCCTTGTGGGAATACCTTTGACTTCGCCATTTTTTTGATGTGTCCATGGCGCATTGTAAATTACCAGCCCGGCCAAAGTTCGTTTTGTGGCTCATGTTGCTTCTCTATTAACTCCCCATTTCTGTAAATTAGCGCCGCTCGGCCATATGCCAACCCACCACCGCGTCTTAAAATGGTTATTTCTTGATCGGCTCCTTCAAACCCACGTCTCTTTAATTCCAGCGTTAATCGCCGATGGTTTTTCTCCCCCGTACAGTTATTGACAGAACTCCAAGGGGCGGCGTTGCCGCCAGAAAAACCAGCCTCCGCTGACGCTTCGGCCAACTTCGCAACCTTATGCCACTTCACCAGACGTGTGCACACTTCGGAGTCAGGAATTAAAGGCGAATAGACCCCCTGCACGCGCTGCACATCTTCGGCGTACTCGTTGCCTTGCTCTGTGATCTCATAAGCCAGACGAACGACCAGATCACGACGGGCAACCAGTGGACCACCCTGTAACTGCGTATAAGCAGCCCAGTCACCCACATCTGCCGCCGCCAGTACCGCGTCCATTTTGCTATCTGTAAGACGTTTATCGCCCAGGCGACGCAACTCACGCCAGACAGTCACAGGCGCACCACCTATCTGCTGAAATTGACGAATACGCCAGCGTGACGCCCATGCTGACACTGATTTGGCCATGTCATGCAGGCTTTCCCCGGTTTCATCATCCTGTTCGCCATCGAGCGCAAAGCCGTCGATATTTTTTGAGATGTATTTTGCGATATAGCCAGTGGCCGAACCTTTAGCCGGATCGATAGGTTCAACGTGAAAACGCGCCTTAAGCGCGTTGGGTGTTTGCAGTTCTTCGGAGTCGTAACATCTGGCGTGGAAGCACAGAATATCGCGTACCGCCTCAACGTCATGCGGCTGCATGAATAACAGCATATGCCAGTGCGGTGTCCCGTCATGATGAGGTTCAACCACACGAAAACCGAAAATATGAATACCGGCACGCGAAATCGCTGCGCGTGCTTTGGCCCAGATGTTACATAAATAACGCTGCGTGTCCTGCGGGCTTGCACCGTTCCACTGCGAAACAAACCCACCTTTGCTGTGTACGGCGTGAAAGCGTGACGGCGCGGTAATTGTGTAAAATTCACCGGCAAGCCCCATCTCATTAGCAATATCTTCAAAGCCGCGCATACGCACCATCAGTTCACAGCGTCGAATTGCCGGGTTAGCAACGCTGCGGTGTACCATGCTGTCCAGCGCAATACGATTGCCCTCATCATCCATCAGATCAAACTTTTTGAAGAACTCAAGATTTCGTTTCTTCTGGTCTATCCATTCACCCAAGGTTTTACGTGACACATAAGCGCTGGCCGATTTCTGCACCTGGCCCACTGCAATAGCCAGATGTTCACGTTGGAGATCACGCGCACGCTTAAGGCGCTGATACCACCACTCAGGAGCCATGAGTCGCAAAATGCCGGACTCCGCTTTGCGGGTTTCCAGCTGGCCTTCATTCGCTTCATGCTCTGCCCAGTAAGGCGGCTGGTTGTTTAGTGTCAGAGAAAGCGAGCAAAGATTACGGTACGCATCCAGCGTGCGCTGACGCATTTCCTTTTCGTCTTTTGGCTTGCCTTTCAACTGATCGGTGAAGTCATAAAACATTTGCGCCATCCAGCCGGAAATCTGGCCAGACAGTTTTTTAAGATCGGGACGGTCAAGGGACGGTAAACGCTGTAATGACTTACCGAAAGGAAGATCCCCAACGTCAGCAGCCAGCTGATAACTCGCTGCCACTTTTCGCAGACGTGGCAATACATTCCCGCCGATGGTTTTGCGCAGGAATGTATTGGCACGGCGGCGACCGTCACGACCAGCAAACAGCTTTTCGTAACGGTTACCAAAATACCCGGCTAACCAGTCGGGTATCTCATGCAGGTACTGGGAACGCCACTTGTAATCCTGCGGGTTGATCGCCCACAAACGCCGTTCAGTGATCGTCGCATCTACAGGCGTTCCCGGCGCGAAAGTATCACGCCGCCATGCTTCAACGGCGTAACACTGTTCATTTACGGCCAGCGTCATGTACTGGCCTTACTGGTTACCGAAGGCAGAGACTTAAGTATCAGCTCTGCAGCAACTTTCTGGCTTGCAGCTGCTGCACCAACACTTCGCGGCGCATTAACACGCACATAGTCAAAGCCCTTGTAGAGATAGTGCACCATTTCAAGATCGGCGTTTGACGCAACAACCGGCACACCTTTCCCTGCCAACTTTCGCAATTGCCGGGCAAGCTTACCTTGATCGATATGATTAAAACCGCCGCTGTGATACGCAGTGAAATTTGCACTGTCAGTTAGATAAGGTGGATCGCAATAAACCACATCATCGTTATCACGCACCATGTTCAGGCTTACAGAGTAGGTGGCACAAACGAAGATTGCCCGCTTAGCCTTTTCAGCGAAAGCCTTAATCTCAACCTCTGGAAAGTAGGGCTTTTTATATTTGCCATACGGCACATTAAAACCACCGTCTTTGTTGTAGCGGCAAAGGCCGTTAAAACCATGACGGTTCAGATAAAGAAATAAAGCCGGACGCCATTCCGGATCATCGTCATGGTTAAAAGAATCACGACTATCGTAATAGCCATGCTCAGTATTGAAAGTTGCGAACAGATGCTTAGCGCGTTCAATAAGCTCCAACGGATTGGCAGCAGCTGCACGATAAAAACTAATTAGGTCAGGGTTAACATCTGCGATCAGGTATTCGTCGTAATCGGTATTCATCATGACGGCGCACGAACCCGCGAACGGTTCTACCAGGCGTTTACCTTCCGGCAAATGTGCACGCAGCTGCGGCATAAGGCGGACTTTGCTGCCCACCCATTTCAGCGGAGTTTTTACTGCCATGCTGCACCGCCTTTGCTTGTTATGGCTTCGGCTTCCTCACGTATCAATTCAATAATTTCTGGGGCGCTAAGGCCATCACGCGCGGCATGTGCTGCCAGTTTTTCGAGACGAGAGGAACACAAATCGGCTGCGGCAGCTTTACCTTCCTGAGTGGCTTTAGTCAGCATGATCAGCAGATCAGTTCCTGTTTTTGTCTGCGGTAAAAACGTACTATTTGAATGCATTTCACTATCTCCAGAGCAAAAGAATCCCCGGCCACATAGGGTGTGGCCTGAAAATTTACGGGTTAATTAGTGGAACGAAACGGTAACAGGCGTGGCTGAATAGCTCGGTGCCGGGACTTTGTGCAGCTCATAGGTTTTGCGCCACCACTCCTGGATCAGCGCTTTGATCTCACCAGCACCCAATGAGCCGGCGATGTAATACATGGAGCGAATGCCAGCCAGCGCCTCGATTTGCTGATACTGGCGTTCAGCACCCCGATAGACGCAGATCCAGAAAGCCGTATTAATAGCCAGCCAATGACGCTGGCTTGTCATGTGGTCGGTATCGTTGAAGAAAAACGGATGTAAGGCCACCCGACCATTTTTAACGATGCCCTTTTCCATAAAGAGAATTACGTAGTCATGCGGCACACCCCACGCGGCCAACTCCTGTCCCAGCTCCCTGACGTTTACGGAAATAATGGTCATTAATGATTCTCCTGCTGCAACAATTTATGAACAATATGTGGCGCGATAATCATCTGCACCCCATTAGAGCTATGAATCGGACGGGCCTTTCTTACTTCGCGATTCGCGCTGCGCTTTGAAAAATCGCTGTCGCATAAACTCCCGAAACCTTCAAACGTCAGACGCGCCCTGGATATTCCCTGACGCAGCTGAATCATTGCGCGGTAATCCAGACGTTCGAACAACTCACGCCAACAGCATTTGCACAAATGGGCTTTGAAAACGTCTAACCCCGTCGCAACTGCCGCCGCATGTAACACGACGCCGCGCCATTCTGGTGTTAACTTGTCCCACCATTCAGCTGCTTCGCTGCTGTTGCTGAAATACTTGCGGCGGATATTTCGCAAGTGCTCAAGTCCGCGCTTTTGCTGTTCTGCATTGATGGCCATAACGTCCTCACTTCGTCCGGAACAGGCGATGCCACCACGGGCGGCGGGGCAGACGGGAATTAAATTTGTATTGATACCCGGGATTCCAGCGCTGGCCGTTAGGCAGTTCAAGCCAGCCATTGGTGAAACTGGATAGCTGCTGCGGAGGGGACTGGCGTTTAAGGTAAGAAACAAAAGATTTCATGGATCACCTCACAACAGACCGGTGGCATTAGACGTCACTATATCGACGGCGGCAGCAAGAACCGGGGCGGACTGGATACGGCTTTCAACCGTGTAAGCAAGAATGGAAAGGGAGCGGATCGCATCACGGGCACGATCAAGGATTTGAGTGCGGCGGGCTGCGGTCATGTGCTCAGTTGATACAGCTTCCCCAGCGATCGCGCCCACATTGGCAGTGGCACTCAGCGCACAAACCTGCATGTTTGCTTCCGTGGCGTTATTAACCGGAACGGACGGCAAACAGTTTATCTGCCTCAAAATCCCATCCAGTAAACGCGCATCCTCTGTGTAATCGGTGATGGCCAGAAGCTCGTCACAGGTCAGGCGATGCGGTTGAACTGGGTTTAACTTATTGCGAAGGATCTGCGGACGCATACCAACGGCAGCGGCCACATCTTCCAGATTGTGTACCAGCGCAAACGCTCGGCAAGCTGCATCAAAGTAAGCATGTTTAGAAGCCTGGTAATCAAACATTGTTAGCTCTCCCCTAATCCGTAGGATGGATTACGCATTAAGCGAAATATGGCATTCGCTTAATGCCTCTACGGTTAGGGCCGCCATGTTGATTTCAACACGACCCCGCGGCTTATCTCCCTTACCGCGAATAGGAAGGCGGCCATCACGGATCATATCCCGTGCTGTACTCGTGGCTGTTCCAGTTAGGCGGCAATACTCATCTAAGGGCAGGTATGGTGTGGGGATGGTGATTGTAATGTTAGGACGCATAAGGCAAACTCCCGTATTCGGTTGAATGCGGCAACATTCAACAATATTCGATTAAAACTACAATACGGAGCGACTCTACTTCGACTTAATCGAGAAATCAACATAATTCTCGACTAAATCGAGAGAGGTGATGACATGAGCAAATTCCCTTATGAGCAGGTAGGGCACAGCAGCGATGTGCTTGATCGAGTTTTAGAGGCTTACGGCTTCACATCAAAACTACAACTTGCGGAGCATTTCAACATGGCCTCAAGTAGCCTTTCCGCGAGATTTAAGCGGGGAATATTTCCAGCTGATATGGTAGTGCGTTGCGTGGCAGAAACTGGGGCTTCTCTTGAATGGCTATCAACTGGCCAAGGCAAGAAATTTGATGATGATCAGTTAGACATCATGAAGTTTTCAAAAAAGAAACTTGTCGATGGTCAACTCTACGATTCAGGCTTCGTTATGTTTGACAAAATTTTCTTTAAGCCAGGAAACCCACTACCTTCAGATCCCGTCTGTGTGCAGGATGAAAAAGCGCAGTACATCCTCGACCAAACATATTCCGAGGTTTTCGATGGTGAGTGGCTGGTTAATATCGAAGGTAAAACCAGTATCAGAACACTGACACGCATTCCGGTGAAAAAGGTACGTGTTAGCGGCGTTGGGATGGCGTTTGATTGCTCCTTGGAGGATATTGACATAATCGGCAGGGTGGTTTTAATAATTTCTGAGAGTAAATAATATGGAAAAGTTTAATTCGACAGAAAAAGAAGGCACAGCAAGTAACATGAAGACTTGCTTCATAATAATGCCAATTGCCGATCATCCTGATTATGACAGTGGTCATTTTAACCGAGTTTATGAACATCTAATCAAACCTGCGTGTCAAAGAGCTGGCTATATCGCTGTTCGTGCCGATGATTCCAAAGCGTCGCATATGATAATGTTCGACATCCTGAAAAAAATCATCGATTGTGATATGGCAATTTGTGATCTTAGTTCAAAAAATGCTAACGTTTTCTATGAGTTAGGCCTTCGCCAAGCCTTCAATAAAAAGACTATTCTTATAACAGACGGACTAACAAATACACCATTTGATATAACAGGCTTTAGATACGTTCAATACAATCCAAATTTAAGAATTGATACTGTAATAAGAGACATAAGCGAAGTGTCAGCAATGTTGACGGAAACAGAAGCTGCGCCTGAGGACGATGTTAATTCAATAATAAAACTACTAAGAATACAACCTGCTCACATTGACCGCTTGCAATTGAGTGCTCAAGATTCAGTATTGTTTGAAATGATTAAAAATCTCGATAGTAAAATAAACCAACTGGCTCCCCAGTCGTCCTTCCGTAAAGTGTCTAAAAAAGAAAGTAAAGAAGGGTATGCACTTACGTTTACGGAAGCATTACGACTCGCACCGAGAACTTTAAAAGGTAGACCATTTAGAAACGCTAAAGGACCCATAGGAATTTACGCTGGCGTAACGGAAGATGGTGACCATATTTTCAAATTTGACGACCAGCAAATAATATTTCCGAGTTATTCAGAGTTTTTGGACGATATATACTGGGACAGATCAGAGGAACATAGACCAGATCAAGGCTAATATTGATGACAATTAGAAAACAACTTGATGGCAAATGGCTATTAGACTTTTATCCAGAAGGGAAGCCAAAAGGCAAACCAGCAAAACGTATTCGCCGAGTATTTTCTACTAAAGGCGAGGCGATTGCCTATCAGAATCACATCATGGAAAACGTCCATATAAAACCATGGCTGGACGGTAAAGAGGATCGCCGTAAATTGCGCGACCTTGTAACACAATGGTTTGATGAACATGGCGTTACACTGGACGATGGGGAAAAGCGGAAATCCACGATGGAATTCGCTTGTGAAAGCATGGGTGATCCCCTCGCACACGAATTCGATGCAACCATGTTTTCACTTTATCGAAAAAAGCGCCTATCAGGTGAAATATCCCGCACTTCGCGCGTCAAACAGGTTTCTCCCAGAACAATGAACCTAGAATTGGCCTATTTCCGAGCGGTGTTTAATGAGCTAAAGCGTCTGGGTCATTGGAAACTTGAAAATCCCCTAATTAATGTCCGTCCTTTCAAATCAGAGGAAGCCGAACTGGCCTACCTTGAACATGAAGAAATCACAAGATTGCTGGAAGAATGCATGAAAAGCCGGAACGACAGTACCTATTGGGTCGCCTGTCTTTGCCTAGTAACTGGTGCGCGTTGGGATGAAGCTGAATCAGTTACAACAAAGCAGATAAAAAATCTTAAAGTTAGCTTTTTCAAAACGAAGGGGAATAGAAACAGGACTGTGCCGATTAGCCAAGAATTCTATGACGCCCTTCCAAAACCGGAGAAACCGGGTCGTTTCTTTAAATCCTGTTATTCGGCTTTTCGCAAAGCCGTTGAACGCGCCGAACTGAATCTGCCAGACGGTCAACTTTCGCATGTTTTACGCCACACCTTTGCCAGTCACTTTATGATGAACGGAGGAAACATACTGGTTCTTAAAGAAATTTTAGGTCATACAGACATTAAAATGACTATGCGTTACGCGCATTTCGCCCCAAGCCATTTGCAAGAAGCTATCAATTTAAACCCGTTGGAATATAAAAAATGA